GCTATAGGCAAATTTTTCGGTGACATATGGGGATGGATTGCTGAAAAAGCAGGCGTTGTTATTAACTGGTTTACCACGCAGGATGATACGGGCAAAACCGGTTTCGTCTCCTTTATCGAAAATGTAGCTTCTGAAATCAGCCGAATCTGGGGAGTAGTTGTAAATTGGGAAGGCTGGGATGCTATAGGCAAATTTTTCGGTGACATATGGGGATGGATTGCTGAAAAAGCAGGCGTTGTTATTAACTGGTTTACCACGCAGGATGATACGGGCAAAACTGGATTTGTGGCTTTTCTCGATAACGTAGCTTCTGAAATCAGCCGGATCTGGGGGATTATTGAAAACTGGTCAGGGTGGAAGGACATAGGAGATTTCTTTATAAATACCTGGAACTGGATTGTCAATAAAGCTGGCGGCGAATCGGGAACGGTTGACCCCGTACAGGCGGAACAGTCTGAAGAAAAAGTTGGGTTCGTTACGAGGATCCTTAATGCTCTCACGGGGTTTATTGATTCCGCAAAAGCATGGCTGAAAGAAAGTGGCACCGAGGCTATAGTCACCCGCTTCATGGATTCCGTGACAAAACTTCTTGAAGTTGTGGCGGTTGTTATGGAGCATATTATAAGTATGCTTCACAAAATGGTTGGTCCTGGAGAAAACACCGTCGATCGTATTCAGGCATGGACCGAATTTCTTGAAATTCTCGGAGGTATTCTGTTTGTAAAATGGATTCAGGGCAGAACAACACATGATTTGGCCAAGATTTCAGAAAACACAACAGGAATCGGTGAGACCATGCTTCAAATGGCAGGAGCAATCGCTTTGATTTCTCTGGCTGTTTCGATCATGGGTAATATGGATTTGGGTAAGCTTTCACAAGGAGTTGGCGGAGTTCTGCTTATCGCTGGTGCAATCTTCTTTGTAACTCAGCAGCTTACCAAATATGCACAAGCTAAACCTGGCGATGAACCAAAGAAAGCCTGGGAAAGAGTTGTCGGTAAGTTAATAAGCTGGGCCGGAACGGCAATCATGCTCGGAACATTGGTTGACGCGTTGCCCGGGATAATTGACGCCTTGTCAAAAGCTAAAAAAGAAAGCGGTCTTCTCGGATCAGACGTTCTCGATACTTTCAAAGGACTGATACTGACGCTTGGCGGAACGATGGTTGCTTTGGCATTGGCAAGTAGGATCGCCCCGAGTGGAATAGATCCGAAGGCCGCTTTGAAGTCCATCGTTTCGGTTCTGGAAGTTCTCGGTATAACAGCCGTGGCGTTGTTTGGCACAGGTGGCCTGATTGCGTTGATTGGTGAAAACGATGTAACAGAAAACATGCGACGGGTTGCAGAGTTTCTTGAAGGCCTTGGCGACGCTATAAATGGTCTGTTCAGGGGGCTATTTGGCGTAAAACATTTTGAAGACGTTCGGGATAACCAACAGCAAAAGAACATGGAAATGGCACGAACATTTCTTAGTGACTTGATGGGCATGACCGATTCGGTTGAAAATTCAAAACTTGTAACGCTTATGGGATTGATGGAAACGCTGACAGATCTCACAAAGATGGCCGGGGATATTGACACAACAAACCTGTACAAGCTTAGTGAAGCGTCCGAGTACGTTACAAAAACGCTTTCGAACCTGATCAAATTATTCTCTGGAGGAACTATTGTAAACTGGAAATCCGACAATATTATGGAAGAAATTCAGCCATTAGCGGACAGAGAGCAATGGATTCGTATTCAGGAAGGCTTCGAAAAGGCCAAAGAAATTTTTGATGTTTTGAAAGATTATGGCCTTATGGGCGGAGCTCTTCCAAATCAGGATCGTTTAAAGCAATTGGCTGACGGCACATATGTTGATACCATTATTAAAGGTATCAATAATGTCATTGATAGGGCTGGGGATCTTCATGACGGCTCTGGTATACAGTTTGACGGATTTGCAATTGTTAAGCGGTTTTATGAATCTGTTGCTGATATATGGAACTCCAGCGATACCAACCCTGATCTTCCGAAATTCAACGGTACTCCGATCGTAAATGCAATACTTGATTCGCTTATCGTCGGTGATGAAGCAATTAAAATAGCTGTTAAGAATATGGTTCAGGATGGTATCAACCTTCTTGGTAAAGAATCTGCGAACGGCAACATATTTACTTATACGTCTATTTTCGGAGAAGGCGGAATAGACCTTTCACAATTCGGGCTTGTCTTTCCGAAAGTAGACGAACTTCTCGACGGTATGGGTGTTACGGATGGCAAAATTGAAGAAGTAGCCGGCAAAGCCCAGAAGAAAATTGACGAAACAACCGGCTCGATGAGCGGACTGAAGTTTGCTATTGCGGGAATTAGTCTGGAAGACAGCAACGGTGACGGAGTTCCTGACATTATTGACAGTATTAAATCTGAATTGGAATCTTTGCAAACCACACTCGACACGGACGATGCATACACTATATCCATAAGACCTATTCTTAAAATGGATGGTTTGCCGACAGACGTTCAAAAATTGCAGACTATATTTGACACGATGCCGTTAACTTTAAACTCCAGTTTTTCTTTCGGGACGCAACGACTTCCAATCGAAGACACCAATATTGTCACTGAATTGCAGCTGCTTAGAACCGAAGTAGCCAACGCCAGGCTCTTCATTCAGTCTGCCGTGAACAACATGGGACTCAGCGTCGGCAATAAGATCACTGGCCTTGGCAGCGACATCAGGCAGATGAAGTTCTACCTGGACACCAAAGTCCTTGTGGGCGGCATCCTTGGCGGCGTCGACCAGGGGCTCGGCAACCGGGCGAATCTGTTCGGTTCAACCGGAGTTCTGCCGGTACGTGTTCCCTAACAAAAATTTAATCAAAATGGGAGGAGACTTCGATGTATCACTCCATTACCTTCGGGGACGAAGTTAACGGAACAAAGAATACGTGGACTGACTGGGAGCTGATACCGGGGTCTCCTCCGGCGATCGACAGTCCTTCACCGAAAACAAATTTTATCGACATCCCGGGCCGGATCAAAGGACCGTACGACGCAAGCCTGATCCCGTTCAACCACCAGACTTTCGAGCGGATCACCGGCAGCTGGGAGTTTGTCATGTGTGACGATTACTGGCACACTCCGAATCCGAGAAGCACGTACGCCGCCATCCGCGGCTGGCTCCACGGAAAACGTACGAAGATTGTGCTTGAGGACGAACCGAACTATTTCTATTACGGACTGATCACCGTGGCCCCTCCGGAGTATTCCCAGGGGCCTTTCGTTATTGAAATCAGCTATGACATCGAGCCGGTCCGCTACAATTCGGACGGTTCTGTAGACACCGGATGGATCCCAGATTCTGCGTCGTGGTCCGAGGATCCTCCGTTTATTCCGGAGACGATCGTTCCGATTACCAACGACGAAATCGACGATCTGTTCGACGATTAAGACAGGAGGCCTGCCAAAACATGTACCAGATTATCTGCAGAGACGGCACCGTCCTGTATGATTCAAGCTATCCGGATAACTATCTTGCTTCCGAGCCGCATCTTACGCTCGAAATCGGACAGCCTGGCAATCTTTCACTTGCTTTGCTGCCGGAGCATCCGGCTTACAGCCTTGTGAAAGGGATGGAAACTTACCTGAGCGTTTACCGTGACGGCGAGGAGCTCTTCTATGGCAGAATCATTGACATCCAGACCAGCAAGATCACCGGAATGAAGCAGATCGAGTGCGCCGGAGCGATTTCCTTCCTGGACGACGGGGAACTTCCGCCGCTCAGCAAGGACGGCGAGACGATGACGGCGCAGCAGTTTTTCACCAGATGCATTAACGCATACAATTCCGACATCGGTACGGATGCAAAGCGCAACATGAGCGTCGGCACCGTCAGTTTCAGCCGGAAAAGCAAGTCCGCGTTTTATCAGATCAACAGCTATACGAAGGTCAAGAACGCTATCGAGTCTTATGTAACAAACAAGTACGGTGGATTCCTGAGATTCCGCAGGGCCAACGACACCCAGTACATCGACTGGATCGGAACGACGGAACAGGTAGATCCTTCCCCGATTACGCTGACCCAGAATGTCGTCGACCAGGACAATGATATTTCGGCGAATAATTTCGTGACGAGGATCCGCCCGATCGGCAAGGACAACCTCACGCTTCCGGAAGGAACGATAGAGGTTCAAAGTGGACTTACAAGCAAATACGGAAGGATCGTCAAGACCATTAATTTCAGTGGAGCGGAAACCGAATCTGCGCTCAGAAGCGAGGCTCAGGAATACATTAACATTATGCCGAAGGGCCTCGGCGGAAACAGCGATATTAAATGCATTGACATGCACTATATGGACGGCAGCCAGCCGTACATCGGGCTTGGTGTCACGTATACCAACATCGCTGGATTCGAGGGCGAGAACATGTGCGTGTCCAATCTTGAGCTGAATCTCGCGAACCCGACGGAAGATACGGTCGTGCTTAAAAACGAGCGCGAGCTGAACACCACTTCCTATCAGTCGACCAATAAGCCGGCTGCCGGGAAAAATGGAGGCGGGCGCGGAGGCGGCGGTGGCGGTGCGTCAGGATTATTCCAAAACACGTGGGAACATATTTCCGAAACAGAAAAGACGCTTACGTTCCACGCAGATCTTATTTCTTCGCATGGTATTCGTATAGAAGAAACTGCGCAGGAATTTGAACGGTATGCGCAGACAAACGACGCGGCAATGGAACGGATCCACGGAACTGGTGTGTTCCAGAACAGCGACCTGATTACGCAGGTGGCCGGAACATATTCCATAAGCTACTACCAGGTTCCAGCAGCAAAAGTCGAGGGCCAGAACCCGAAACGGCACGGATGGTATGAGTTCGACCCGGCCGGAATCATTGCCACCGAGGATATGAAGGATAGCGGCATAGAACTGTTCAGTTCTGTTGACTACCAGAATCCTGGCCCGAACGGCAAGATTACCGCGACTCGCGTAAACTCTTCCGATATTATCGCGGGCAATAGGTATTATCAATTCACAAAAACAACCGACGAAACCCCGGGCTCCGGCAAGAAATATTACTCCAGGGGCGTTATCGTCCAGAGCGGTTCAGAATTTATTCAGGACGAAGACGGCGAGGAGCACAATATCTGGAGCGAGGTTAAAGACGCTGCCGGAAATGTGCATAGCGTTCTGGATTCAGCGCTTTGGATCAAGAAGGATGATATCACGGAAGCTGTCGGAGAACTTGACATTGTAGAAGATCCTTTGGATCCAAGTAAAAAGACACTCGTCATCAAATCCGGCGGCGGTCTGAAGATCCGAAGGGATAGCACCGAATTTGGTGTATATGACGATGGAAATCTAAACGCCGGCGTCATAGCCACGATTGTGAATGGTTACTCAAGCACTCATATCAAAGGCGACAAGATCGTTATTGGCGAACTTAACGATGAAGATCTCGATAGCTGGGCCAGCGATGCTAAGAATGGAACCGGAACATTTGCGAAGTACCTTACTGTTCGGAAGCTTACGGCTAATGAAATTACTGCGATGTTAGCTGATATTGGGCAAGCAAGCATCGAACTGCTTGAAGCAGAGTCTGTTATTGGGTCAGAAGTGAGCGGAGATATGATTTACGCTTCAACGGGCATGACCATTAACGGATACGACGTCAATGTTGTGGATGTCCAGCCAAACGGGGATACATTGACGATATCTTATGCAAACGGTACTTCAAAAACTTTTAGGAAAGCCGCCCCACAGGTAGTATTAACCGGAGCGTGGAGCGGCAACAGCACGTCCGGTTTTAGATATGAAGTATCTAACAATATTACTTCAAGTACATCTTCAACCACAATCACAAGGTCAGTTGCTGAAAACTGGACATCAGCGCATAAAAAGCAGATCACTATCAGCGCAACAAACAAGCCGAATGACGCCAGATTATGGCAATGGGACATTGATGCTTCCAGTGTTTACACAGACGGACTTAATGACGGAGCGGCATCTGTTGGAGTTGTTGCTGATACAGACAGTGGTACTGTCCACGTTAAAGCGAATGAAAACGCAAAGTCTGTGCCGATAACCGCTGATGTGGAGGTGGGAACATATAACCCCATGACACATAAATACTCTGTAAGGGGCATCGCAAAAGCCGGAAATACACAGATGGATTCCGTAACTGATCTAACAGGAACGGAAGCGTATGACGCCGGGGTTATTTACGGGCAGGGAGCCGTGTACACTGGAGTTTCAGCGAGAGAAGTCTTGCAAAGCGGAGGTTCGACGTATTACCCGGCAAGCTCCGCAACGGTGGTCGGGCGTGGAGATGATGTCAGCGCGATGGAGGTATTAAGCGGCAGCAGCGGCGGAACAATGTATTACCAGACAGCAAATGAGCATAGATTCAAGAACTACTCATCTAACATTGAACTGTGGGTAAGGCAAACGACACCCGGGGGCACATACACATACACAAGCGCAGGAAGGCACAGCTGGTGGTACACGGGCGACGGAGCATACTATTACACACGGTCAGACGGGAAACGACTCAAGGCCGAAGACACATACTACAAGGGCAACGGCGGCAAGAAAACAGTGCAAGGCGGAACAGCAATTCATCTTGGCGGAGAAGAAACGCTATACCGGAAGAGTACATAATAAGAAAGGAATATCAAACATGAGCGAACGTACAGTCACATTGAAAGACGCGCTGGCGATTACCGCGCGCAAACTCGGGGAAATTAAAATCCCTGTGTCGTTATATGACGAAATTGGCGCGCCAATCAAACAGGCTATTTCCACGCTTAATCTCTGTGTCAAAGCAGCCGAGGAAGTCGAGAAAGAGCCCGAACCGGAAGAACCGGCAACCGAAGAAGAAAATTAATCAAAATGGGAGGAAGGAACCATGTCGTATCTTGACTATGCTGGTTTACAGCGATTCAAGGCAAAGCTCGATCAGCTGTTTGCCGGTAAAATAGATTCCTCAGAAAAAGGCGTAGCCAATGGCGTTGCAACACTCGGGTCGAGCGGCAAAGTTCCTTCCTCCCAGCTTCCGACTTTTCCCTCGGACACAAGAAACACGGCCGGCTCAAGCCAGCTCGTCGCAACTAAAATGTATCTGGTCGGTGCACAAACGCAATCTTCTGCAGGTGTCACAACATATTCAAACACAAAGAATTACATAGGAACAGACAACTGGCTGTACACGAACGGAAAGAAAGTCCTTACCGATGCGCCAAGCGATCTGTTCATACTGAAACGGTATACAAGAACTTTAGGGCCGGCCGGTTCCGGAGAAAATATGGAACTCACGGCTAACGTTATCGGTATTTCCGCTGTAACCGGATACATGCCGATCGCGGTTTGCGCAATTAATGTGTCTCCGGGCTATCACGAGCTTGTCTCTGTAGATCTTTCGCAGATCTCGGGAAGCGGTTACGTTGTGCGGTACATACTTAACACGCATTATGTAACGTCCGAAAGCCTGACGCTTACTATGGACATTCTCTGGGCCAAGACTACGGCCATTACTGACGAACGAACATAACAATATTCCCATAAAGGATAGTGATTATATATGAGAGGGAACACCATCACACTGCGCCTGATCAAGGGCGCCATTGGACAGGCCAGCGGGCTGTTTCAGTACGACTACGGCCAGAAACTGGTCCTTTCCGGCGTAGAACTTCCCGCGAACTATGAGGTACATTTCAGCAACTGCGAGTACGGCAACAGCAAGACCATGCTGGGCAATTCCACCGGAGTTGACATTCCGGACGAGTACCTCCTGTCCGGGGAGGACGTGCATGTGTGGCTGTTCCTTCATGACGGAGCGGACGACGGAGAAACCGAATACCACGGCATCATCAACGTCGTTCGCAGGGCGCAGCCTACCGACGAACCGCCAACGCCGCAGGAGCAGAGCGTTATCGCCCAGGCTATCGCGGCTCTGAACGGAGCAATCGAGCAAACGGCGCAGGACGTCGTTGACACCAACGCTGCGAAGGAAGCCGCGGAATCCGCAGCAGAATCTGCAGAAGACGCTCGCGACGAAGCGGTATCTGCAAAAGATACTGCTGTGTACGCAAAGGATTCTGCGGAGAACGCCAGGGACACGGCGGTGTCCGCAAAAGATGCCGCCATAGCGGCCAGGGATGCGGCAGAGGCTTCCGCAGATGCTGCTGAAGCTGCTAAGGACATCGCCGAGGAGGCCGTAGCGCAGATCAGTTCGGTTATAGACGACGAGGCTGGTCAGGGCGTTACGGATAAGACGTGGAGCGCTGACAAGATTCTGCAGTCCATTCCTGAAGTGCCTGTTAAGGACGTTAAAATCGATGGGTCCTCGGTCGTTGGCAATCAGGGATCTGCCAATATTCCAAAGGCCGACGTGAGCACATTCGGCGTTATGAGGGCGCCGAACCCGGTATCTTCCGGTCTGCAGATGGATCCGCTCGGATATTTGAAGACAACCGAAGCAAATATTTCCCAGGTGCAGGGAGGTACGAACGAGTACCGTGTAATCGTCCCGGACAACCAGCACGAAGCAGTATTCTTCGGTCTGGCCAAAGCTGCGGGAAGGGACCTGAAAGACGTCCGTAATGTCACCGTAGGGCAGTATCCGGAGAATGCAAAAACAGCAATCCGTAATATGCTTGGCGTTGCCGGAGGATCCGGGGACCTGGATCAGAAAGCCGACAAGACTGATACGGTGCTTAATACAACGCTGAGCAGGGGGAGAAACACTTCTTCTTCCGTCGGAACCGCAAGCGTTGCATTTGGTACCAACGTTATAGCTTCCGGACTAAATTCGCAGGCGTTCGGCAGTGATACACAGGCTACCAACACAACGGCTCATGCAGAAGGAAACGGCACAAGGGCAACAGGTCCGTCCGCACACGCAGAGGGCGATTTCACATACTCTGAAAGCACAGGTTCTCATGCTGAAGGCACAAGCACACACGCGACAAGTTATGCGTCGCATGCAGAAGGATCTATGACAACAGCATCCGGATACGCGTCTCATTCGGAAGGATACCACTCGCAGGCAACCGATAGTTATGCTCACGCAGAAGGTTCCTATACGAACGCAACCGGACAAGCCTCCCATGCGGAAGGACAGACCACAACGGCAAGCGGAACCAATTCACACGCAGAAGGAAGCAACACAACGGCGAGCGGAACCTGTTCACACGCAGAAGGAGTAAGAACTATTGCTAATTCGTATCTGCAACATGTATTTGGCCGTTTTAACGTATCTGATCCGAACGGAAGCGCCGCAACTCCTGGCAAGTATGTTGAAATTGTTGGAAATGGCAGTGATACAGCAACGCGATCCAACGCCCGTTCACTTGACTGGCAGGGCAATGAGTACCTGATGGGTGATCTGTACATCAATTGCAATCCTGACGGTACAGGCGGTACAAAAGTTGGCGCTGGCGGAGGAGCGGACTTCAACAATCCCGTGTTCACCGGAAGCGTGAGCATGGGACGGACATCCGGATCACCCGTTGGTGCAAATAGTACCGCACTGGGCACCGATGTGATTGCAACTGCCGCAAATGCTCATGCTGAAGGTGGAGGAGCGCAAGCTACTGGAGAACAGTCCCACGCAGAAGGAGCTGGTTCACATGCAACCGGGTTTGCCTCGCATGCAGAAGGTGGCGGAACACGAGCAATCGGCGATCGGGCTCATGCTGAAGGATCGGGAACTAACGCTAGCGGAGCGTATTCTCACGCAGAAGGCGGCGGCACAAAAGCAACCGCAATTGGCGCTCATGCAGAAGGCGGAGGAACGCAGGCAACTGCTACAAATGCTCATACAGAAGGCGGCGGGACACAAGCATACGGAGCCCAAAGCCACGCTGAAGGCGGCTCAACACAAGCTGCCGGCGATTGTTCTCATGCTGAAGGCTATCAGTCAGTAGCTGGCGGATTCTATTCTCATGCTGAAGGCAATCGTTCCTATGCTAACGGCGATTCGATGCACGCATCCGGATCGCATAACTACATTCCGGCGCTATACGCATCGTGGACAGCGAACACTCAGTATCAGGTAGGAGACAGGGTTACTTATGCTAACGGTCATGCGTACGGCTATGAATGTATTACGGCAAACAACGACAGTTCATTCGATTCGTCAAAATGGGAGGTACTCCCTTATAATGGAGAATTTGCCGAGATTGTTGGTAATGGAAAAAACAATGACAGTTCTAATGCTTACGCTCTGAAATGGGACGGCACCGGACTTTATGCCGGGGATGTGTACGTGCATTGCGATAAGTTTTCCAATGTCGGCTACAAACTAATTTCTGCTGCGGACGTGGCGACCACCACCGAGACGCAGGCTATTATCACTGAATATGGGGTGAGCGCATGAGCATACAGAGTAACAAGCTGATGAATCTCGCTGACGGAAAGGTCTTATACGACGACCTTCGTCAGCGGATTGAACAGGGTGGTAGTGCGGCTATCGACGATACTGCCGGAGCCGGGGATACAGATAAAGCCTGGTCGGCAGATAAGCTTACAGAAGAATTCGCAGAAATGGAAGACCTGGTAGTAGTACAGGACGCCACACCGACGGAAAATGTTACGAAAGTGTGGCTTCCTGCCACTCCTCCCCAGAGCGTCCAGGTCCCTACGTATGGCGAGTTTAGTAACTTATTGAACGCAATTAACGTTTTGAAACCTGCGGCAACCGCATCGGATGTGGGGAAGTTTCTCAAGGTCAAAACCGTTGCGGATGGGAAGCCTACGGCGTTTGAATATGGTGAATCTGGCGGTGGCGGTTCTGTTGATGATGTGCAGATCAACGGAACGAGCATTGTTTCATCTGGGGTTGCGAATGTGCCTGTAGCGAATGACAATACCCTCGGTGTTGTTAAGTCTTCCGCAGGATATGGCATTGCGATGAATGGATCTACCGGGTATTTATATTTGAATCCGGCGAGTGATAATGAAATTAAGGCAGGACTTGCAACATACAAAGCACTTGTCCCCGGCAGAAACGATAAAGGTGTCTTTTATGGATTAGCCAAGGCGGCGGGAGACAGCACACAGAGCAGTTCAAGCAACGCTATCGGCAACTACACAGAGGATGCGAAATCATCCATCAGCGAAATGCTGAACGGAGCGGTATCCGTTTCCGGCACTACCCCGTCAATCACGGCAAAAGCCGGGGTGCGGTATATCTGCGGCGAGGTTTCAACGCTGACAATCGTAGTCCCGGCGAGTGGGTGCATTGATGTTACGTTCACTTCCGGCAGTACGGCAACAGTTCTGACCGTGACTCCACCGACAGGGCAAACCATGATGTGGGCAAACGGGTTCGATCCGTCCAGTTTGGATGCTAACACTACCTATGAAATCAACATCATGGACGGTTGTCTGGGGGTGGCGGGATCGTGGAGTTGATGGATCGCAGACGGATGCTGTTGCAGATGGCAAAGCAAGAGCAATATGTCACAAATGGTCTTGTGCTTTGGCTTGACGGATTAAATCGTGGCGGCGTTGCCGGGAAATGGCATGATTTAATAGGAACGGAAGTGGCAACTCTTACCGGGGAATACGCAGAACTTACGGACGGCGTTGATTTTTATAGTGGAAATGGTTATGGGGTTTTTACATCGAGTCATAAAATAAATTATCTAAATGGTTCTATTGAATTCGCAGTAGAACTTACAGCGGTTGAGACAACAGGCAGACCCGTTTGCTGTATCGGTGGCAATTATGAAATCGGCGGCACGATTGCTTCAAAAAGCGGTTCGACAGGTCCGGTTATAAGATTCTATTATCAGAACGTCGGAGTGAAAGCATGGACACTTCCAAATTCAGAAATTGGACAATTGAAATTCACAGCGAGTGGAAATAATGCAAGAGGTATCATTAATGGAATTACAGCCGATGCGTATGAAAATTTCTCTGGTATGACACCGTATTCGATGTACAGACTCGCATCCCGTGGTGATGGGAATACTAAATTCAAAGGTATTATTCATGCTTTGCGGGTTTACAACAGACAATTGACAGCAGACGAAATGCTAAACAATCAGCGGTTAGACAATAAACGGTTCAATCTTGGGTTAACGATTTAAGAAAGGATGGTAATTAGCAATGGAACGTAACATTTTCACAGTAAACGCAACGCAGGTGGTTGTTTCCGATTCTCACCCGGAAGGACTTTTCTCCGTAGTTAACGGGTATCCGAAGAACTTTGATTCTCGTAATTATCCTGCCGCAGACGGCAATCCAAACGGAAATTCCGACAAAGCACTTGCCGCCGCAAAAGCGGAATATTTCAGCCGCCTGTCTGCCAACTATGCCGGGAGCGAAACCCGTGTAATGTCCACGGTCACGCTGATGACCGCACAGGGCAGGACGGTTATGCAGGAATGTATCGGACAGTTCCCGGACATGACACCCCCGGAACCGGAACCCAATGAGGAAACCGAAGAATGACGGACTTTATCCGTGGGATTATAACGGGAGCGGTTGCAACCGTTCTGCTTGAATGTGTAATCTGCATTGCAATTCTGATGCGGCATACGTTCAAACAGTAAAAAAATAAACGTTCCGAAAACGTTTGATTGTAATTAAAAGGTCGCAATAAGTTGTCAAACATAGTTGTTACAATTCCATGAACAAATCGATTAACGAGGATGGTGAGAAAATGCCAATTACGATTCAACCAACCACGCTCAGATACAAAAATGGAAATATTTTCCAGAGCGTCGATTGTCTGAAAGGAGACAAGGGTGATCCGGGTGATCCGTCCTCGTTAATCGATGACGAGGCTGGCATCGGGGACACCGATAAGGTAGTTAGCGCAGACAAACATGCTACTGACAAAGCGGCTTTATTGAACGCAATTAACGTTTTGAAACCTGCGGCAACAGCATCGGATGTGGGGAAGTTCCTCAAGGTCAAAACCGTTGCGGATGGGGTGCCTACTTCATTTGAATACGGCGAAGGTGGTTCTGGCGGTAACGTTATTGACGATGCCGCAGGAGCCGGGGTAACGAACAAAACATGGTCTGCTGATAAACTGACAACGATGCTCGGCGACATCGAAACGCTTCTGGCGGCAATTTGACGGGGGTGAGTATATGAGCATTGCAAGTGAAATCTCCCGGTTACAGACGGCAAAAGCCGGACTCAAAACCGCTATTGAAGGTAAAGGGGTTTCTGTTCCTTCTGCAACAACGTTGGACGGATACCCGGCATTGGTTAATGCAATTCCAACGGGGCAGGTGGAAGATGAATACACATGGACAAGACCTGCGACATGGTTTGATCTTGATGCTTTGAATATGACAGGTTTTGATGGAATGTATATGACATACGATCTGTCAGAATTCCAAAATGAAGATGCATATATAAGCGTTTGTTGTGAACTTTCAGACAACGGAAAATTTGTTATTGAAAGAGGGCATATCACAAACAATACGTTTGTTGCGGATGCATCATATGAAAGCAATCACAGAACACCGTTCAAAAGGATTCTTGATGTTGAAGACGGGATGCTACAATTGTGGCGAATAACAGGGAAGACCGGGTTGATTCGTCGTGGTGGTTTTTGCGCAAATCAGTTTGCAAGCGGTTCTGTGCTTGCGGCAGGGTATCAACCGTGCGTTGAAAGTTATGTTCAAATGCCGAATATCAACTCTTCCGGTTCAAGTGCAAATGATGTTATTGAGTCATATGTCAGAGTATGTCCGGTTACATATTTCACACAACACGTAAAGATGATGGGAACATATGGCAGTATGCCTTCCAATGCGTTTGCCTTTTTTTTCCGATATGCAGCAAGTCTTCAATTGATTGATTTCAAAAACGCTGTTTTTACTAACGTTACAAGCCTTAATGTTTGTTGCAATCCAACAAGGCATTTGAAATTTTTAGATTTAAGAGGTGCCACATTCCCATCAGTAACGGTACCCGGATCAATTTGGTATGGAAGTGGTGTAAAAAAAGTAGATTTTTCATCGTTGAATGGCGCAAACATCACAAGTTGGAGCAGGATAGCAGAAAACAATGAAGACACAAGAGAAATTTATCCGTGTGCAATTGCCGCAGACTTTAGTGCTAATGCGTGGAGCAATTTGAGTAAAGCATCATTATTGCGAATTATAAATGCACTTGTTGAAACTGAAACAACGCTTACACTCACACTTGGCACGGGAAACAAACCAAAACTGACAAGCGAAGAAATAGCGGTAGCAACAGCAAAGGGGTGGACAGTAGCATGATTATTGATGGAAACGTACTCACACCAGACACCGGAAAGTTGCTAACCAATGGAAAAGTAACATCTGACAAAGTATATCTTGGAATCCATGATTCACCGGACAATTGGTATGAGATTCCGGCAGACGGACAAGAAGAAATACCAGATAACGAAGCACTCGACATTCTGACAGGGAGGGATACGGATGAACCGGAGAACGGCGAAACTATTGCGGAAAGCAATTGAAAAAGCATCCGTATCTTTACCGGATGTGGATGCAACGGAAGTCCCGGAACTGTTTCCGTCATGGAGTACAGATACGGATTATGTTATCGGAAATCGGCGGCAGTATAACGGAATCCTGTGGAAGTGCATACAAGCACATCATTCACAGGGCGATTGGACACCGGACGTTGCGGTTTCCCTGTGGGCGAGAACATCCGCAGACGAATTCCCGGAATGGATTCAGCCGACCGGGGCATCAGATGCCTATGCAAAGGGTGACAAGGTGACCCACAACGAAAAGCATTGGCAATCCGATATTGACGGAAACGTCTGGGAACCGGGTGTATACGGGTGGACGGAAGTATGATGACAGCAATCCTTGTTTCCGTTGCGATAATCATCGGTTATCTGATCGGATTACAGGACGGACGAAGTGATTAAAAGGTCGCAATTAACGGTAATACATAACTAACTTATCCCGGTTGGCAGAGCCGTAAAACTGCCAATTTTTTTATTTGGAGGCGACGTGAATGTTACCCTGGCTGGCAGTGATCATCGCCTTTATTGTGGGCGAATTTGTAGGGCTTCTGGCCTATGCGTTGTTCTCCATATCGAGGGAAGACATCCGTCAAAAGAAGAAATGGTGGGAAGAGACCGACTCTGAAAAAGGAGGAATGTTCAAATGATTCTCAAGTCAATGAAGATTGGCGATAAAGGCGCCAATGTAACGAAAGCTCAGAAGCTTCTGCAGAAGACCGGCAGCACGATTAAAGTTACCGGCGTGTACAACATCGGTATGGTGTCCGCTGTCCGTGCTTTCCAGAAGAAGAACGGCCTGAAGGTTACCGGCGTTCTGGACCCCAAGACCTTTGCCAAGCTGGAAGCTGTGGCGGCGAAGAAAATCGTCAAAATGGTACCCAAAAAGAAGTAAGGAGGAACTCCTATGAAGATTAACTGGAAAGTCCGGTTTAAGAATAAGGTGTGGCTGTCCATGTTCCTGTCCCTGATCGTCGGCTTCGTATACAACATACTTGCCGCGTTCGATATTTTCCCTGTCGTAACGGAGCCCGTGATTAATAAGATCATCGGCGAAGTTCTTACGTTCCTAGGTCTGATCGGTGTTCTTGTCGATCCTACTACGCAAGGAATCGGCGACAGCAATCGCGCAATGCAGTACGATCAGCCGTGGGTTGATACGGACGAACCTATTGAATAAAAGGAGTTGGGCGATATGGAAAAGGAGACGTTGGAGACAATAATTGTCGCCATATTCGCATCATCCGGCTTCTGGGCGTTCCTGCTTGCTATCGTCAACAAGATCGTTGACAAAAGAAGCGCCAAGAACAAGATGCTCCTTGGTCTAGGTCATGACAGAATCATCGCTTTGTGCGAAAAGTACATCAACCAGGGATGGATCACATCCGAAGATTATGAGAATCTGCACGATTACCTGTACACCCCATACAAGAAAATGGGAGGAAATGGGACGGCAGAAAAGCTGATGCACGACGTTGACAAGCTGTCTATCAGGAAGAAGGCAGCGTAACTATGGAATAAAGCAGTTCGGAGCAGTCCGGCGACTTTCCGCGTGCAAAAAATGAATAACTAAAAGAGAGGTGAAAGTCCTCTCCTTGTTGTGATCAAATCTGGAGATCGCTGGCGGGAGCTGATAGATCCGGTGGGGGATCAGCACTGCTTTTTCTGGAGAGGACTCGCAGATTCTGCAGGCCCTCTCCTTTTTTCGCGTTTTCGCAAAATTGCCACGCCTCCAAAGTAGAAGGGAGGCGGATTGACTTGAACGAATCCGGAACGTATACTTTTACTGTGAACCTTGAAAACGGAATACTCGAGCCGATTGGGCAAATCATGAAACGTATTAAATTGCCAATCCCAAAAGAGTACGGCGGCGGATGGGCCACGGGCGAAACATACGAAGACGCCGTAAAAAACCTGCTTAAACGCGTTAAAAACCAGCTTCTCACTCATTCCGATGCACCGAACTTCAACGACGTCGTGGACCGCTGGTTTTTAATCAAAATGGGAGAGGATTGTTCGCCCTCTACCATTGCATGCTATAAGGGATTAAATGAGAAATACATATCGAAATTTTTCTCCGGAAGGAAAATTGACCAAATCAAGCCGGATGACATCCAGAGTTTCTTCAATAGTATTATGAAGCTATCCAAGTCAGTGAGCGATCAGTGCAAGGCTGTTCTCTGCGGAGTATTTGAGTACGCTGAGCGGAATGATATTATTGAGAAGAACCCGATGCGATTCAAATACAAACGCAGCGACAAGAAGGGTACGAAGACGGTTTTGCAGGATTCTGACTTGGTCAGGGTCATACAGCAGCTGGACAATCTGGAAGGAAAGGATTATCTGTACGCCTGCTTCCTTTGCTTCACAGCCTTGAGAAGGGGAGAGATCCTTGGCTTGAAGTGGGAAGACATAGACTTTGACAGAAACGAGATCTCGGTCCGCAGATCTGTCAGCTATCCGAACGGAGTCAACGATTACGTGATCGGTGAGCCGAAGGACGGCAGTTCCGGGGTAGTTCATTTGAACAGCGAACTGGCCAAGAGGATCCAAAAGCATCTCGGAAAGCCTGCTACGTACATCATTCCGTATTCGGAAGGAGAACTATGTAAGCCGATTACCCGCAGCATGTTCGTCAAAATGTGGAGAAGGATTGAAAAAGCGCTGGATCTGAAGGGAGCCACATCGCACTCCTTCAGAGCTACGTATGCCACGATGATGAACGCCCACTGTGAGCATATAGATCCTAAGGCGCTTCAAGGCGCGCTGCGGCATAAGACGCCGGATCTGGCTATCAAGGTCTACACCAAGGAGAATGAGGACAAAACCAGAAAGGCCGAGATGGAATACGATAAGTGGCTTACAGAGAAAATCGCAACATAAACACGTCTCCGTATGGAGGTGACCTAGATGGCATATTCCAGTGAGTCTTGTATGCTTCCTCGAGAAGAAGCCAAAAAACTTAAAATACGAGATGCAATACGATTCAGAAATTACCAAATAGTCACAAAGCATTTTAAAGAAATGAAGCAAAGACAGAAAGAGAAAAAGGGCTAACAAGCCCCTTCTCTTTTTATCCAACAATTCTGTATATTTATGCGGAACATTTGAATACTAAAAAGCACATCAAAATGTGGCCCAAAGCACTTATATTTCAACGTTTTCTGAAACGGCTATGGAACACTCTACGGAACATTTTAGAAAACGAAAAAGACCTCCAATCGCTGGAGGCCTTGTACACCATTAGGGACTCGAACCCTAGACACCCTGATTAAGAGTTCACGAGACATGAATAATTATTCAGAAAGGAGAATAATCGGCTCGATATTTCGCAACGAAAACACGCCTCTCTATGGAGGTGAATGATATGTTTTTTGTATGGTATGTTATCGCAGGAATTGTGGCATTCGTAATCAGCATCAACTTTACGTTGAGCAAAGAACCGGCGGGTATGAAGAAAAACAGCAGGCTTAAGAAGCGCGAACCGATAGATTGGTGGAAGTATGCGCTCGGTTTTGCTGTGATTCTCATTGCCTGGCCGGTAATATTGCCGTGGCTGGTTATGGACGACTTGAAAGACTACGAACTGTACAGAAAGTATCACGGAGAAGGAGAGCCCGATTAAGGGCCCTCTTTTTTTTTTTTTCGCAAATTTTACAAGGCATATGATGGAAAGAATGAAGCTAAACGGAGAAATCCGCAAGCCGGTCACAAAGACGGAGGAAACCCCAATCGTTAGAGAATAACGTCGGGAACTCACTCGAAAGAGTTAAACGGATGAAAAGGTGCAACTGATGAGAACCACAGAGGAGACTACGTTCGAATCGTAGACATTCTTTTTTTTCTCGCATTGACAACAGATGCTATAATGGAGGGCGCTGACGCTCTCAGAAGGGAGATGCGAAAGGAGACAACACAAATGGAGCAACTACAAATCGGACAGGTAACTGCCAGCGCGCAGATCGTGCAGGAGATTCAGGAAACGGAGGATTTCCAGGTGTTCTGTATGAGCTGCGTCCGCCGCCATCGTAGCGGTGACTGGGGCGACATCCCTAAGGATCAGTGGATTCGTAACAACCAGAGCTACCGCAACGGCGGCGCGATTGTCAGCGAGTACGTAATCCCCGAGATCTTCTGTCTCGGGTATGCGGACAGGGTAATAGTTACTACGAACGTGGAAAGAACCGAAACAAAGATTCAATTTCCAGACGATTAACATGAACTGACTTCTGGGGGCTTAGTGCCCTCTATTTTTTTTTTCGCAACAAAAACAAGCCCCTTCATGGAAAGGAGTGGATATTATGGGAAAACTGAAAACGATCGACATGAGTGTTGTTGAGCGCGTAAGTTTCTTCGGTCCCGAAAACAACAGAAAGGAGCACACCGAGATCATGGTGGCGTTCCCAGAAGAATATCTCGCAGTCGGTTGGCTGGAGAAGCATCTGGAGGACGAATACGGATGGTCCATGCTTCGGTACAAGGTTGTTCCGGAACCTGACGGAAACCGTGTTCGCGTTACGGAAATTCAGCGCGATGATCGACCGTATCATGTGTACACCATCAAGGAATCAACTCTTCTCGTGGAGGATAAGGGCTCATAAGGGCCCGTCCTTTTTTTTTCGCAAAATTTACAGACCTCCTTATGGAGTATACAAAAAACTTTATATAGGAGGAAACTGAAATGAAGGATACTACAAACATCTGCGGTGAGAGCACCACAAAGACTCAGGAGGACGTAAACCTGAAATACCAAGGTTATATCACAGAGATCACGGAGGAAGAATTTCAGAATCTGAGAGAAAGTTATGTTACTTTCAAAGAGATGTTCGGTTAACGCCGGGCATCCCTTTTTTTGTCAAAATGAAAGGAGGAGAAGTATGAAGGTATGGGCCACATTCAGGGGGTACTCCGGAACTTTCCACACGAAGTCCTTTAACAGGAAGTATACGGATGATGAATGGCTGTGCAATTTATATTTTACGGAGGGCATGGCCAGGGCAGCCGTGGAGGAATTCGGGGAAGGAAAAGCGTTTGACAATCCCCTGGAAAATCAGATCACAAGGTTCTACGAAGGCGGAAAGACCATTTTTGAGCACGGCGCTGAAACAGAAAAGCTGGTTCCAGGCGGATACAGCGAATGGATGCGCTATGCTCCGCTTTGGGTCCAGGAACCGGACGAACAATCAACTTACAGATTTTAAGGAGGAAAGGTTATGACTATGAATACTGTTGGCTGGGTAATTATCGGACTGATGTTTCTTATTCTCGGAGGCCTGTTCGTGGATATTCTCATCAAGCAGGAAAAACTGGATGCCCCGTGCAAAGGCCTGTTGATTGTTGACCGACAGGATGTGGAGGGTCCGTGCATGGTTTACCTGCAGGCGATCGTCGATCCCGGGGAATTCAAAGAGGGCGAGATGGTGAAGCTCAAGGTTCGCCACACAAAGCCCGATTCGCAATGAAAACACGCCATAGTATGAATCTAGGAAAGGAGATTGAACAAATGGGACTGAAAGATATTCTGAACCGGCGGAAAGAAAACCGTATGAACTCGTATGACGCTGAGGAACAGCGCCTTCGCGAAATGATCTGCTCAATTGATCCGTTCGACGAGCGCTACGACGCGCTCCAGGCTAAACTGAAGAATACCATCGTAATGAGGGATACAAGCAAGGAATCCAAGAGGAAGATTGCCAAGTCCGATCGCGGCGGTATTATCATGAAAATTCTGGGCGTAGGCGGAGCGATCGCCGGGGGCATTATGATTGGGAAGTTCGAGAAGGACGGCCTCACCTATACGGGTGAAAAGCGGTCTTTTATGGACGCTGTGACCAGGACTTTCGGGAATCTGTTCATCAAGAGCTGATTCGATATAGGGCTTACGCGAAAGCGTAGGTCCTATTTTTTTCTCGCAATAAAAACACGCTCCTAAATGGAACACAAACAATTATTTTTAGGAGGTACAATATGGATGTTATTGTTATTGGTTACCTGGTTGTCAGCGTTGTGGCCGTGGTTATCGGCTATGCACTCGTGCGCGCGATCGACTTCGGCTTTACAAAAGCTGAAGACGTGAGGCGCCACAAGTTCAGAAAAGACGAGATCAAGTGCTACCACAAAGCCCAGGGGCGAATGGCGATGGATGTGACAAAAAGTATCAACGACAAAATGCTCGAAATGTTCAAAAACATGGGAGACCTGTAAAAGGGCCTCCCTATTTTTTTTTCTCGCAAAAAAGGCATGCGCTCTTGTGAGGAGGTGAGCAAGGTGAGATACTACTACACAGGCTATGCCTGCTGCGGTTGGATTCCTGATCCAAACGGCGGAGGCAGCTGGAAATATTTCATGAACGACGCCGAATACAAAGAGGCATACGCGGAGGCGCTATGCCCCTGATTTTTTTTTTGCAAAGAATTAATATGAATAAATAAAACGCTAACGGGGGTGATTGAGTGGACTGGCTCGAACTTTTAGAAGAAATTCTTAATGGATTCAAAAGGATCGGAATATTCATTTTGTTTATAGCATTGGGAGCAGGCATAATATGGGGAGTCTTATCGATCGTACTAATAGCTTCAGGGAAGTTGCCATTCAGTTGGTGGCATATACCATGTTGGCTATTATTGCTCTGTACGATAGCAGGAGCTATAGGGTCATGAGGAAAGTGAATCAATAAAGGAGAACAAGAAATGACCAAATAAACGCTAACGGGGGTGACGGAATGCCAGACAGGGAGAAGGTTAAAAAAGCACTTGAGATGTGTATTGAAGATATCGAATGCAATGATTGCCCATATGAAGAAGAATGTTTTGCGGCAAATGATGAACCATATGCAGTACCCATGATGCGTGATGCTCTTGAACTGCTGAAAGAACAACCGGAGATTGTCCGGTGTAAGGATTGCAAGCATGGAGAAAAATGGAATGCTGTCTATGCCTGTGGGAAATCAAGGGGATTCGGGACAACACACGAACCAGACTGGTTCTGTGCTGACGGGGAAAGGTAAACGTTTATTGGCGGCAATAGTGTACAACGGTGTACACTTATGGATCAGTAACCTAACTTTTTCAGCCAAGCATCTAACGCTCTCTGGATGCACCATGAACGGTTTCTGTCTTCATCCTTCATGTACTTTTCCAAGCGTTCGATGATGGAGTTCGGAAGGGAGATGTGGAGATCCTTATAACCAGACATATCCTCGATACCACGGAGATTTCTACCACCATTGATGCCCATTGTTGTACAACTCCTTTTTGCTTTGATTATACGATGGCTGTCAATGATAGGTAGTGCAAGGTAGTGAAAGGTAATAGACAACTTTGAGAGGCGGCAATTACTCGCAACAAAAACAGCACCCATAGTGGAAGACGAATAACGAAAGGAGGCAGTCTATGGGGCTGATACTGGGTATATTGGCTATCGTTGCAGGAGCAATAGGAATCAAATATTCGGTGGTGGCTATCATAGCCGGCATTACGGCTGTTATGGCGTTTTTCGGTATAAAAAGAGATTGAGGGAGTAAAGGAGGGCTCCCTCCACTTTTTTCGCAACAAAAACAGACCTTCATATGGAACCTGAAAACAATTTAAGGAGGAGATAGATATGAAGGCTGAAACCAAGGCGAGACTGCAGCGGTACGGCGCGAAACTCAAAAGGTTTGTGGGAGACTGGGCTCTGCCTATTCTCGGCGGTGCTACTATCGGCGCGGCCTGGAGCGGACATATGCGTTCGACCAGGCTGGAGAAGGAGATGTCGAGAATGACTGAAGTAGTCAACCACAATGCCAGCGAACAGCAGCGCGACCGCGATAAGCTGCTCGATCTTGAGCATCAGCAGACGCTTCTCTTCGAGAGAGCGTTGCAGGTGACGGAAGGAAAGGCCGATTAAGGCCTTCCTTTTTTTTTCTGTCCTAAAACGGCCCGACGAAAGAAAGGAGAATGAACCATGACACAGAAAATGCGCGAATTCAAGGAACGGCTCAGGAACAATTACCAGACGTCCATGGCGGAGTATGCCCGGTATGAAACCGAGAAGAGCAAGATGGCCCTCTGCATTGAGTTCATTGAAACTCTTGCAACTCTGCTCGGCGAAAGCTATGAGATGATCGGCAGCTGCAACAAGGACGCGAGCAAGTATCTTGTTCCGGCTGGCACCACCGATCAGATCACGTACTACGGAAAGCCCACGCTCAGCTTCCGTGTCAGCGACCACTGGAGCTGGTACTCAAACCTGAAAAAGTGTGCCGAGCCCAGTTATATTCAGTGTTATTCCATTGACGCGCCTGTTCCTAAGCCGAGGCCTATTGGTAATCCGGGGCAGGCTACCAAGCCCGTTATGGGCAAACAGGTCTGCATCCAGCTGGCGGACGGAATGTATCATCATGTGTTCGGTGATAAATTCGACCGCAAGACCCATAAGTGGACCTGGGTTGAAAACGACCCTGCCGAGGTTCTTGCCGCGTACGGACTGTAAGAAAGGAGAATGAACCATGATCACAACCAAAGTCGAGAAAATTACTCCTGAACTGGCGCGCGAATACCTGAAGAAGAACACTGATAATTACCGCAAACTGGCCCGCGGTACGGTGCGCAATTACGCCGAGGATATTAAGAACGGCCGGTGGGAACTGAACGGTGAAACGATCGTGTTCGCGGAGAGCGGCGTTCTCCAGGACGGACAGCATCGTCTTGCCGCGATCATCCAGGCAAATAAACCGGCTGATATTCTTGTTGTCCGCGGTGTGAAGGACGATGTCCAGGTCCGCAACATCGGTAAACGCCGCACAGACGTTGACGTCCTGAACGCGGAGGGATTCGACTGCGACGCCACGCTGATTGCCGCGGCGAACATCATCGTTAACCGCTTCTCCGGCTCAAGGAGTGGCACCGCGGTCCAGGAGTACGCCAGAAAGAACTATTCGGAGCTTTCCCGGGCTATGCGTGTAGCGTGCACCGGAGCAGGCCCGAAAAGCAAGAACGGCCCGAGCGTCTGCGCATCTTACCTGATGCTACGGACGAAAACCATGCCCTGCTATGAGGTCGAGTTATTCTTCCGGATTATGAACGACCATGGATACACCTGCGCTGACGGCTACGAGACAAGCCCTGCTGAGATTGCCAGAAGGCAGTTTGAGGAACGCGGCGCCATGCGGTCCGGAGGATACCAGCTTCAGAAGGAGCGGCTGGAGATCCTGATCATGGCCATGAAGGACTTCCACGCAAACAAGAAGCGCGAGCTCAAGTACAAGATCAAGGAGCCTTTTGAGTTTAACCAGCTGCTGACCAAAGTACGCAAGGAAGACGGATTGGAGGGATAAAACATGGACAAAATTGAAAATCTGAACCTGGTCGCCCTGAGAAGTTATGCCTGCGCAAAAGTAAACGGGCAGAAGGACTGGTATCTGAAATGCGTCGAGTGCCCGGAACTGGAGACCTGCAAGGTTGGCAAACGCGCTCATGATATTCTGGAAAACGAAACCACGCCGGTTTCAGAAAAAACGGATCAGAATAAGTATTCTCCGGAACGTTTTATTGAGGCTTCAAAACACCCCGAGCCTGCAAAATGGCTTTACGAGAACGGATATTACGACAAGAGGTGGCGTGCAAATGCAGCTTGGAAAAAATGGTCGGGAAGCCACCCTGACAACGGAATGCTCGACCCCAGGAAAAGAAGCGCTATGACAAAAAGCGTGAACACAAAAAACCATATCCGTGAATTAATCAACGCAAACCGCGATGAAAAAACGCTGCTGTCCAGCATTCTTGCTGAATCAGCACCAAAAATTCAGGCGTCATCCATAATTTCCCGTTTATATGACTGGATTAAAAAATACCCTGATATTTTTGAAGGAAATCATGTCGTCAAATCCCTTTGCAGCATGATGGGGCCTTACGGAAAAAAGGGGCGTCCTGCGCAGGAAGCATATGACGACTTGTTTGGGACAGACGCCGAACCTGAAGAAGATGAGGTTTCCATAGAAGATTTCCTGAAGGAGACGACTGTGGAATCGGAACTTCCTGAGCCTGCTAAGGATGAACCGAAGCCTGATCCTAAGCCGTCTTCCGGTGATATTACGCCGAGCCCCGAACAGCTGGTACTCCAGAAGGAATTCACCCGCAAACGCGTAGAGCTTCGGTTCAAGCTGGAACGCATCCAGCAGGCGTTTGAAGCTCTTGACGGCGAGCGGACTGATATTCTTGCCAAACTGGAAGCGCTGGACAAAACCGCCGAGCTGTTCGGCATGCGCGCCATAAGAAAGGAGGATCCGGATGGCATGCGGGATCATGTCGAATAAGCAAATCCGGGTTTATATTGAAGCCGGAGAAGAAAGCCTGCTCGACCCGGAGGATCTGCGGATGTTCCGGGAAAACAAGCAGGCGCGGGAGGACTACTTTGACTACCGCGGGCTACGGGATCTATACAGCAGCATCTGTATTCGGGCGGTGGAGGACTACAACACTGCTATGGACGGATACCCAGTTGAGCGGCGTGATTCGGAGACGGTCCTGCGGGAGACGAGCAGTTTCTTTGACTCGGAGTTCTTCCGCAAGGTATCCGGGATACGCAACGGTGATATTGTCAGGACAGAAATTAAAAAGAGACGGGAGGAGAGTCTAAATGAGTAAGGCAGTTAAGTGTGACAGGTGTCTGAGGTGTTTTGACCCGGCTGGTACGTTCGGACATATGCTCCGGTTCAGGAATCCGACGATATACACCTCGGTAGACATGCGAGCTGGGAGTCCGTGGACAAGTGCTCCTTTAATGACGGACAGGGCGGTGGACGACGTCGTCGACCTTTGCCCTCAGTGTACGGAGGAGTTTACAATGTTCCTGACGTCCGCCGCTCCGATTCGCAAAAACTACACATCCGTTAGTGAGAAGGATGGAGTATAAACTTAGGGGAGGCTTTCCGTAAGATCAGTTAGCCCCATAGTGGTGCAACAGGCAGCACGCCGCTTTTGCGGAGACCCTGGTTCAAGTCCAGGCGATCTTTTTTTTTCTCCGAACGCAAGTGAGGAGGATCCAACTGATATTTGAAAGGAGAATAAAAACATGAACATCGTCAAAAGAATCAAGCTTTGGTGGAAAAGCACTCCATTGACTACAAAGATATTTCTCGGCCTCGGGGTTGTGACGGCCGGTGCGGGCATTGCCGCGGTCGTCAGCTCTGCAAAAAAACCTGCGCCGGCGGAAAACGCAGCGCTGCCGGAACCTGAATCTGAACCTGCTCCTAAGAACGAATGGGTGGTAGATCCGGACAGATCCGACTGGGAAGTATGGAATCCTTCGTGGGAATGCAAATACGAATCAGCCAGCGGATGGGAAGACGAAAAACTGGCGGATGCGCTGGAAGTCCTAAACCGAATGGACGGCATGATGCGAAACGATGGATACTGCGACGAGGAAGACGTGCACGAAGCCGCGGCCCGTGTTGAGGATCTTGCACGCCAGTTCGCCTATCTAAACCAGGCTGAATCAGGCAATGAATTCAGGAAACGCTTCCCTGATCAGAACAAGTGGATTTCCAATGTTTATACCAACGTTGAACTAAAAACTGAAGAACCGGCTGACGAAAAGAAAGGATAATGAAATCATGACTATTATCGAAAAAATCGCTCTGTGGTGGAAGTCCATGACCCCTGTGGAAAAGGTGAACGCGGTATTCAAAGGCATTACCACGACTGCTACGATCGTCGGCGCAGGCTGCTGCATCCATGAGACCCGGAAAAGCCGGGCGATGATGGAGTTTGCCGTGGACAAGATCGGCGAAGGCGTGGAAGTCGAGATCAGCCAGGACCTGATCGACACGGCGGTGGCGAAGGCCGCGAACGCGCAGATCGCCAAAACCGTCAAGGTCGCAGTTGACCGGGACTGGAAGACGATCCAGGACGAAGCCCGGAAGCAGGTCGGAGAAGCTGTGAAGACCGACCGGGAAAAGATCTCCGGTGAGGTTGCCGATATCCTTGCCAAGGAGTGCGAGAAGATCCACAAGGCTGATATTCTCAGCGGCATTCGGGATAAGGCTAAGGATACCCTTGCTGAGAAGCTGGACGAGAAACTCGACGATATTACGGACGAGTACAGCCGGAACCTCAGCAACATGGGCAAGGTCTACGAAGCCCTGGCGGACAAGCTGAATAGCAAAGCCTGATATTTTAAGGAGGAGAAAACATGGATGAGATGTGGGAGGTTGACTTTCATGCTGCCATGAAAGACTGTGAGCATACAACTCCAGGCCTTGACGGCGAACTTATTGTTCGCGGAACTGATATTTTTGACGTACTGGAAAAAGCTAAAGCTCAAATTTCCCGCTTCGGTTTTGATCATATAACCATAAATTGTGCCACAAGGTATGGTTTTGAGCATGAAACGAAAGGAGAAAAAGCATGAACTTCATCGGATGTATTCCACGGCTCCTGAAGGCCCACGCCGGGTGGGTGTTAACTACGCTCGGCTCTATCGGAATGATCGGTACGGTGATACTTGTCGGGGATGAAGCTCCGAAGGCGAGAGACGAAATCATCGATGCCGAAAGCATGCATATTTCGGACTGGATCGACGAAAATCACATTGACGCTGAGGATCTCGCCGATATGGACGATTTCCCGAAGGAAGCGTACCTGTCAACATGGGAAAAAGTTAAGATCGCGACTCCGATTTACCTGCCTGCGATCCTGATGGGCGCCGGTACGCTGGCGTGCTTCTGGGGCAGCCAGATATTTAACGTAAAGAAACAGGCTGCTCTGACTGCCGCTTACGGAGCCCTTGTGATGCAGTTTGACCAGTACCGGGAAGCCATTAAGGCGGAGTACGGAGAGGAAGCGGACAAAAAAGCGCTGGAAATAAGCCGGATGGAAGTAAAGCGCCTGCGTGAGGAGCTGAAAAAGCTGAACGAGGAATGCGGACCACAGCTGTATGAGTTCAGCGTTCTCCCAGGCGTGATATTTGAGTCACGGCCTGCCCAGCTGACCAACGCCCTGATGCACTTCAACCGCAACATGACGCTCCGCGGATACAACACCATGGCGGAACTGTTCGAGTTCGCTGGTATCCCACAGACATGCTACGACAAAGGCCTTGCGGAGCAGTACGGATGGCAGGAGTATGAGAATGAGGTGGACTACGGCGCCTGTTATGTGGATTTCTACTACGAGCAGGTAAAGAACTGCTACGGACGAACCGTGAACATTATCAGAACCTATGTTCCGCCATATGAGCTGGACGTCGACTATGGGTTTGAAGGAAACGTCGAGGATCACCTGTACGATCCTGAGAACAACGAGTCGGCGAAAGCATACGCGGAAGCCGTCGGCTCTTCGGATATTGTCAAGGTTGATCCGGAGCATACGGTCTACGCGATGTCCTGCTTCTGATTTCGCAACAAAAACAGCTCTCCTTATGGATAATCCAAGTATATTTATAAGGAGGCATGAACTATGGGTTTTATTAACTTCATGGTCGGTTTTGCGTGGGAAATCATCCTGATATTCGTCGCGTTCGCACTCTTCGGATGTTTAACGAAGAACGGATTCGGCGTAATCAAAGAAATCCTAAACACAATCGTATCCATGATGAGGGCCCTTGGTAAATGGGTCCGTGAAAAATGCCAGGATTATCTGGACAACAAAGAGCTTGCGAAGCAGCTGGATAAAGAAACCGCCGCCACAGCTTACAACGAATACCTCAAAAGCTGTCGTGCAAAATGTATGACGTTTGAGGAATTCGCTGAAAAGATGAGGAAAGGTGATCGCTTTACTATCGACTGAGCCGCAAGGCTCTTTTCTTTTTTATGAAAGGGGAAAACATGGAAAACGCGCAATACGAAAAAATTACAGGTCTCCTAAACGATGTTCTCTACCAGCTTCACGTAATTTCCAGCCAGAACTTCACTGCCCTGGCGCATTCCGAAGACGAAGAACTCCGAAAATACGGAGAGAACGGCCTTGGCGCGGAAGCTTACTGGATGAAAAACTTTGTCAAAGGGGACATTTACAAATGACATTCGGCGAACTTCTGCTCATTGGAATCCTGATCGGTTTCTTCATTACTTACAGAAAGGAGAAGTAACGTGATCCAATGCATCTGGTGCGAATGGGAGGGCACAAAAAAGGATCTTGACGAAGGACGCTACTGTCCCTGCTGCGGCGGGCAGCAATTCCGGAAAAAAGAAAGGGTGAGGAATAATGAACTTAAGCTGGTTAAGGCCGTTTCTCCTAAAGGGAAAACAAAGTCTCGTTAAGAATGCTCCGCATATCCTGATGGCGCTTGGCACCGGCGGAAGCGTTACCGCGGTGATATTTGCCGCGAAGGCTGCTCCAAAGGCGCATGAAGCCATATGGAACCTGAAGACAGAAAAAACGGCTGAACGCCTGCAGATGGATCCGGAAGAAGTACGGGAAAAAGCTGATATTCGGAACGAATACAGCAAACTCACGATCCCGGAAACCATCAAGGTCTGTGGGAAATTTTATATTCCGGCGATCGGCATGGAGCTGTTCAGCCTGCTGTGCTTCTGGGGCGCCCACGGAATCGACGTGAAACGCCAGGCTTTGCTTGCCGGGACGGTATATTCCATGGAGCAGATGCTGGTCGAGTACCAGAAAAAGGTGGTTGACATGATCGGCGAAGGGCCGGAAAAGGAGATCCGAAACACCATTGCGCAGGATCATGTGGACCGGAATCCGCCTCCCAGCGTACTTGTGGAGCCTGATACGGACGTATGGTGCTACTACAAGGGATACAAATTCCGCAGCAATTATCTGCGGCTGAAGGAGCTGCAGAACGAGGTCAACGCGGAAATGATCCACAATATGTACCTGAGCGAAAGCGACCTGCTGTGGATGTTCGATCCTGAAAGGCACTGGATCGTTCCTTCGGACGAAAGCCGCCTGATCGGCTGGAGCGTGGACAGGCTGCTGGAGTTTGATATTCTGCCCTGCATGGATCCAAACCACAGACCAGCACTAAGCATTGAAATCCGGGATAAGGACGGGCATGAATACCTTCCGAAGCCCGGTTTCGCCGCTTCACTGTGAAAAAATTCGCAAGAAAAACAAACACTTTAGTGGGAATCAATACTGATTTCAATTCTAAAGGATATTTGAAAGGAGACTTGTACCATGAGTAACAGGAATCATCAGAACCCCGCGAACCAGAACAATGGCGGAAACAACGCTCCTGCGCAGGATAACGGCGCGAAGGAAAAGAAGCCCGGTTTGCTGACGAAGGCAAGGAAAGCCTATGACAAAGCCATGTCGCACAAATGGGTGCGCGGCTTGGTTGGAGGACTTAAGATTGCCGGAGTTGGCACCGGTCTGGTCCTTAGCTATAAGGCCGGCGTAAAGAGCGTCAAGCCCACCACGGTTTACATTCGTGAGGGCGTGACTGAGGAACCCGAAAACGAAGAACAGGAAACCAAGGAAGAACCTGCGGAAGATGAAGCTCAGGAATGAGCCCGAGAAAGGAGACTATGTAAAAACACGTAGTCTCCATTCTTTTACCCGGAAAAATTATATTTTGAGAGGAGACCACGACCATGAATTACATCATCCACAAAGACCCCGCGATCCGTATCGACCTGATGGTGGACAAGCAGTTCCTCCCGACCATCGCGAGCTATTGCCAGCGGCTGGGCTGCAAATATGAGAAAGAGGTCGAATGCAAGCCTATCGGCGAACGGCAGTACGTCGTGCTGCGTGATATTTCCGGCAAGAACGAAGCTGCCGTCGGAGAGCTGATCGGGCTGTTCTATAGCCTTGAATGGGGAACCCTGATAGAAGGCGAGACCCAGAAGAAATTTTATATCCTGATCAATCGGAGAAAGAAGGCGAAGAAACATGCTGGCAGAGATCGGAAGGAAACTGGTGAAGGGCGCGAAAGCGGAGATTCAGGAGAACCCACCCGCAATACTGGATCAGGACCGGTGGGCGAGCCTGCTGGAGACGGGATTGATCCTGGGGACATTGGCGCTGGTGATCTTTGGGAGCTGCCGAGGGTCGAATAAGCTGCCTGTTACCGTGGTCGTGAACAATTATATTTCGAAAGGATGAGGAAACATGAAAAAGGGTATCTTCAAGAAAATGCTGACCACCTGGAAGTCCATGACGGCGACGGAAAAGATCGGCCTGGTGCTGGACGTTGTTTGCTCCATCGGCGGAGGGCTTGCGGCTGCTACGGCCGGTAAAGCCCTGACCGCCGGGGCCGGAAAGATCGAAAAGGTCTGCGTGCGGACCACCTTTGCAGGGCTGGGCATCGTAGCCGGAGACGCCGCGAGCAAAGCCCTGCAGAGCAATTACGGCGTATTCCTTGGCGCAGCGATCGACAAAGCGAAAGAAAAGGCCGCGGAATCGGAGAAGGAGGCGGTTGCTCATGAGTGAACTGCAGCATCAGACCGACGTGGAACAGGCAAAGGCGAAACTGGAAGAGGTTGCCGCGACGAAGGAAGGCAGGCGTGATCCGAGGGCCGGGACGGGTGTGAACCTCCCGGCTCCGAGAAAGCCTGTTGCGGAAGGAGAAAAGGAGATCCGCCCGGTGAATGCCAAGCCGAAGAAAAAGAAATTCAGCCAGAAGCTGAAGGAAGCGATGTTCAGCGAGGATATCGGAAAGGGATCCGTGACGGAGTATGTCTTCTTCAAAATTCTCGTTCCCAGCGTGAAGCGTGTTCTGAGCGATATGGCGAACACCGCGATCAACATGGCGTTGGGGCTTGACCCGAAGACACGGACGATCCAGGCGAATACCCATACGGCGAACGCCAGCGTATATCGTGACCGGAACTACAACCGCGGATATTCTCCGGAATATTCCCGGAGGGAGGCTATCAGCGAGCTTGAATGGGACGAGGAGACCGCCAAGGATATTTACAACCAGATGAGCGACCTGATTGAACGGTACGGAAACTGCAGCATTGCGGACGCGTACAGCATCATGGGCCTTGGCGACAGGATACGGACGACGGACCGGAACTGGGGATGGACCAGCATGCGCGGATCGGACATTGTGCCGGTGGACAGGATGGAAGACCGGTGGATCATCGACATGCCCGGCGCACGGGAGCTGAGGTGACAATATGGCAAGCGTTGTGCTGATTTCATTCCTGCTGTTCTTCGCCGCGACGGTATACGCCACGGTGATATTAATCCAGATCGGGGGCTGGCTGACAATTCTCGCCGGCCTCCTTTTAATTTGTTCCTATTTCACGATCGGGCCCCTGGGGCTGCTCGGCCTCGGGTCCATCGTGAAGTCAAAAGTAAAGAAGGGAGAGGATATTAAATGAAGGAATTCGCTCTGAAACATCCAATCATCACTTTCCTGCTTGCGGACAGCTTCATTGCAGGGGCTTACAAAACCATCTGCTTTGTAGCCACGCTTTTCGGAAAGAACCAGCCCGATTCCGAAGCATTAAAGGAGGAGAATGCTGATGAACCTGCCAATGATATTCAGTAAGTTCAGTGCGGCGGCAAAGGCTGCGGCCGGGAACGGAGCGCTGCTCGCGAAGAAATATGCCCCGGAGATCATGATCAGCACCGGCATCGTTGGATTCGGCGCAACGATCTTCACCACAGTCAAGGCGACCAACAAGACCAATGATATTCTCGACGACAAATACGCCACGATGGAAAACATCGAATACGCGCACGACAACGACGGCGAGAACTACAGCGAAGCGGATTACCGGAAGGACATCAAGGCGGTGAACCGCAAAACAAGGATGCAGATCGTTAAGGCATGGGCTCCGGTGGCGACGCTTGGCGGAGCTTCGGTGATATCCATCCTTGGCGGATACAAGGTCCTTAACGGGCGGTATGTCGCCACTGCGGCGGCTTACAAGGTGCTGGAGAGCGGCTTCGAACGGTACCGCGGAAACGTAGTCGAGCGTTACGGAAAGGAAACAGACTGGGAACTGCTCAATGATATTAAGGCGGAGGACCTTGCGAAAGCCCGGAAGGAACAGGAGGAGAACCGGGAGATCAACGCTGACAACAAGAATAAGAAATTCGGCAAAAAGAAAAAGAAGACTGCGTACGCAGGAATTTACAACAAGATCTTCGACGAATACAGCGACCGGTGGCAGCGGTACTGGAACGGCGAACAGGTCCTACACTACCTGCAGATCAAGGAAAATGAACTGAATGACCGGCTGATGCTGAACGGCAGCGTGATGCTCAACGACGTTTACGACGCCCTTGGAATGGAACGGACAGCGGAGGGTTGCGTCGTCGGATGGCTCAGGTCAAGGCATGACCGGACTGATATTCAAAACCGGAACGTCATCCAGATCGTCAGCAACCTGCCTGACAGCGAAATCAGGAAGATTCTTGCCACTGAACGGAATGACGAAATCCGCGTTCCGATCCGACCTGATCCGGACGGGCTCATCTACAACCTGATCGACGAAGTAAACCGTCCTACCGGAGCCGGTCTCGACCGGATTGAAAAGCGTAAACTGGACTACTACGACTGATACTGCAAGGGGCTCTGCTTAGGCAGGGCCTCTCAATTTTTGAAAGGGGATTGAAGCATGAAGAACTGGATGAAGATCCTTATGTGGGCAGGGCTCAGCGGCGGAATCGGATTCTTTGCGGGATACCAGATTGGCGCGAGGGAAAAAGGAAAGGCCGAGAGAGCGGCCTACGAGGAAGGAAAGTCTGACGGATTCTACGACTGCGCGGTTAACAGCGGCGAATACCTGGACGCGTTCGAGAATGTTCGCAAAGAATACGAAGGTACGACGCAGGATGAACCGGAAGATGAAGAACCTCCGATGCCGGAAGAACCTCCGACAATAGGAGATGAAGCAGAGATCGAAGAAATTCCTCAGCTGCACCCGCAGCACCTTGTGCCCGTGCAGATCACTGAGGAGGAATACTACGAAAACCCGTGGCATTACGACCAGGAGAGCCTGATATTCTACGAAATGGACGAGGTGCTGTTTAACAAGGACACGCGGGAGGCGATGACGACGAAGGACGACCAGGACCAGGTGGTCGGCATCGGCATGCTGTTCAACTTCTACCTGAAGGACGGCGAGTCGCTTGACACGATCTTTGTGAAGAATGACACAATGGGTACGATCTTCCGAATCGACCGGATGGACGCCGCGTACATGGATGAAGGCGCCGACCCGGAGTACGAGGAGGAGGACCTGGACTAAAGAAGGGACGCTATGAACTATGATGCGATCAAAACTGAATATTTATGTTACCTGATGAACAGGATCGGCCTGGAGGCGGAGGGAACGGACGGATATTTACGGCTGTGCGAGACACTGCAGGAAATTAAGTTCCTGCCCCAGACTGATATGGACGAAAACCGATGCAGCGACTGCCTGGACCTGCGTGAAGAGTTTGCGCAATATGACTTCCCGGATTCTGAAGAGGATCAGATGTGGATGAAAGTCTGTCTTGACATGGCGTACGGCGAAAGCGGGACGATGCTGGAGCTGCTGACGGTTCTGTCTGAAAAGATGGCCTTCGAAACCTGCGACAGCCAGTACGAAGCCAGCACGCGGAAATGGTTCCTTGAGATACTGGGGAACTGCGGGCTGGACAAGCACTGGTCAAACGCGGACTTTGACGACGAAGGCAACGAGGAGGTCGTCCGAGATACCATGAATACGGTGATATTCCGGAAGACCGGCTGGGACGGGGAAGGCGGGCTGTTCCCGCTTGCCTATCCTCAGTATGACCAGCGAAGGGTTGAACTGATCATTCAGATGAACAACTACCTGGAAGAAAATTATGAGATTTAAAGGAGAAAAACATGGTAACGACTGAAAGCGCAAAAGTGATCAGCCCTGAGGAACTGAAGGAACTTATTGAGGAGCAGCACGCCAATCCCTGTGTGGAACGCCTGATATTTGTGGAAACCAAGGCAAAGGAAGGCGTTGACAGCAGGATCTTCCCGGCGTTCGTAGAAGCCTGGGGATACGACGACATCAAACCCGCTCAGGACCACAAAACCATGATGTTCAAGATGGCCCTGGCGCAGTATACAAAGGGCGAAATTGCCATGGTGCAGGTTGTGATCCGGGAGACGGAGATCGGCATGAACAAACGAATCTGGGACAAGCCGCCGAAGAAGGACCTGCGCAATTTCACGCCATGGGTGGAAACGGAGGTGCAGTAAATGCCGAGCAGGCTGATGATACGCCTTGCGTACGATTTCCTGTGGAAAAAACAGCAGGAATACGACACATACCGGGTCCAGAACATCTGGGGATTCGGTGATAAAATGCGCGATTACCTGCTGGAGGGAAAGAGGAGAATTCCGCTTGGTCGAGTTTAAGGACGGGCATATCATAAACGATCCTGACGAAGACACGGATTATATTCCTGACGGACTCTATTACTCGGCGAAAGAATTTGCGGAGCTGCTTGATATTCCGGAAGCGACCGTGCGGGTATGGAAAAACAGGGGCGTTCTGGACTGCATAAGCTACTACGGACGGACTTATATTCCTGAAAAATTCCGTTTAAAACTGAAACGCCGCGTAACAGAGGAGGGGTAATTTACTACACAAATCTGTGCACAAATCTGCGAAAAATCGTGAAATTTTAATTTTTGCCTGATCTGCGACAGGCTGGTAAGGACAAAAAATGGCTCAAAAAGTGTGCATTTGCACAAATATTTGTGTATTTTGCACAAATCTGAAAATTGCTGTAAGCCTTATAAATCAACAGTTTCAGCGATTTTTTGCACAAATCTGAGCATTTTTCCTAATATTAATATTATTTTTAATTAATCAAAAAAAAAATAATATAGGGTTTTTCACGGATTTGTGCATAACGGCAAAATTTGTGCAAAATGATCGTGATATTTTCAGCTTCACAAATTGTTCAGAAAAATGTAACACAATGTTAAGAAAGCGGCTCTGCTGATTAATTGCTCCCTTTAAACGTTTTGGATATTTCAGGAAACGTGTTTTGGAGGGAGCCGCGGAAAAACGACAGAGAGTTATTGTTTTCAATAAAACGCTTAAGCCTTGATTTTTGGGCGTTTCGGCCGTTTTCAAACATATGGTCATTCGGTATTGACCTGTGTTATGTTATTCCTGCCCGGGCAATGAATATTGATTTAAGGAGGACCTTTATGGAAACGATCAATCTTTACCGTATGCGCCGACTGGGAAGGACACTGGACAAAATGATGCTGAAGATCAGGATCGAAGAATCGCGGGCCTGCAGGACGACCTCATTCCCGAGCGGAATGCCTGCGAGGACCGGGAACCACAGCAAGGTTGAGGAAGGAGCAATACGGCTTGCTGAACTGAAGGACGCGTACAAAGAAGCTTTTGATGAGCTGGAAAGGATGCGGACTGCGCTGGAGCCCTTCATTGACAGCCTGGACGATTACAACAACAGGGCTGTGATGCGGCTCAGGTATTTAAAAGGGTACGGCACGGAGAAGATCTCCGACACGATCTTCATGACGGAACGGATGGTCTATTATATTCTCTCCAGGTCGGAGAAGCAGCTGGCAAGGCGCTTTCCGAAGCAGGTTACGGAAGGCAAATGATATTTCAGTGTATTTCAGTAAAAGAAGCGGTATTATGGTATCAGGCAGAGGTGCGTGGTTCCGGATTACCTGAAAGGGTGAAAAGCATGTGAGTGATTTTTACAAAATAAAGAAATACAGCCCCAAGCCCGGAGTCATCGAGATTTCTCCGGACTTCGCGAACAGGCGGAGCCGGGACATCATGGTCCGCGGCGGGAAATTCTATGCGGTGTGGGACGAAGAGCTGGGGCTGTGGAACCAGGACGAGTACCGGATTCAGGAAATCGTTGATGGTGAGCTGCAGGAGAAGGTGAAGGAACTCGGTGATACTTCCATGCTGAACGTAAAAGTGAAGTATCTGATTGATGACTCCACCGGAAGCTGGAAACGCTACAGGAAGTTTGTGACCGATCTGCCGGACAACTTCCACCAGCTGGACGAGAAGATTACCTTCGGTGATACTCCGGTGGTAAAGAAGGACTACGTCAGCAAACGGCTGGACTATCCTTTGAAGGAAGGCGACCACAGCGCGTGGGACGAGATTGTAGGCACTTTATATTTGCCGGAGGAGCGTGAAAAAATTGAGTGGGCGATCGGAGCAGTTGTCAGCGGAGACAGCCGCAGCATTCAGAAATTTCTTGTTTTCTACGGAGATCCCGGAACCGGAAAAGGAACGATTCTTGGAATCATTAAAGAACTGTTTGGATCTTATGCGGTCAGCTTCGACTCGGGAGAACTTACGGGGATTGGAAATTCGTTCCCGATGGAACAGTTTCGAACTAACCCACTCGTGGCAATCCAGTTCGACGGAGACCTCAGTCATATTGCCGATAATACCAAGCTGAATTCCCTGGTCAGTCATGAACCGATGGTTATGCATATTAAACGCCAAAGCAGTTTCGACTTTACGCCGCACTGCTTTTTGTTTTTGGCTTCGAACCATCCGGTTAAGATCACTGACGCCAAGAGCGGTATTATCCGGCGGCTGATTGACGTGAAGCCGAGCCTGCAGAGAATACCTGCGAAAAGATATTTCCAGCTGCAGAACCAGATTCCGTTCGAAAAGGGCGCCATTGCGTACCACTGCCTGCAGGTGTACGAAGAAATGGGGAAGCACTACTACGACGGATACAAGCCGGTGGAAATGATCTTCAAGACGGACGCGTTCTTCAACTATGTGGACTATCACTACCTGATATTTTCACGGGACGACGGCGTAAGCCTGAAGAACGCATACGACATGTATAAGGATTACTGCGATCAGAGCAATCTGAAGCGGCTGCCGATGTACCAGTTCAGGGAGGAACTGAAGAACTACTTTGAAAACTTCGAGCAGGTTGCCATAGTGGACGGCCAGCGGATCAGGAGCTGGTACAGCGGATTCAACCGGGAGAAGTTTGAACTGAATCAGAAAGGAGAGGAAAAGCATGACGGACCAGATCAACGAAAAGCCGAAGCAGGAAGTGCAGCAGACGTACCCGCCGGGAATGAACCGGGCGCTGCGGAGGCATCCGGAAAAGCTGCTGAAGGCGCAGAACACGGTGATATCCCGGGATGGCTCCGGCTCGCCTGTACGGCGTCAGTCCTTGACAGGGCCCTGGCAGCGCAACCGGCGCAGTACGCCAATGAGGAAGACAAGCCGCTCAAAAAGTGGGCAGAAGTAACGACGAGGCTCGGTGATATTCACACGGACCGGGTGCACTACGTCCGCCCGCCGCTGCAGCACATCGTGATCGACTTCGACCTGAAGGACGGGAATGGAAACAAGAGCCTCGCGCTGAATCTGAAGGCCGCGTCAAGCTGGAAACCGACATACGCCGAGATCAGCAAGGGTGGGCACGGGCTGCACCTGCACTACATATGGGACGGTGATATTACCAGGCTCGCTGCGCTGTACGAAAAGGACATCGAGATCAAGAAGTTCGGCGGGAACAGCAGTTTAAGGAGGAGGGTAAGCCGGTGCAACGATCTGCCGATTGCGCATCTCAGCAGCGGTTTGCCGCTGAAGGAGGAGAGGAAGACGGTAAACTTTGACTCGGTCCGCAGCGAGAAAGGACTGCGGGACCTGATCGAGCGGAACCTGCGCAAGGAGATCCATCCCGGCACGAAACCCAGCATCGACTTCATTGAGAAGATCCTGGACGACGCGTACGAGCAGGGGCTCCACTACGACGTGACGGATATGCGGCCTGATATCATGGACTTCGCGATCCATTCCTCTCACCAGGCTGAATACTGCCTGACGAGGGTGGCGAAGATGAAGTTCCAGAGCGCTGATATTTCGAAGGAAGCCACGCTGCCGTACGACGACGAGCGGCTGGTGTTCTTCGACGTTGAAGTGTTTCCGAACCTGGTGCTGGTGAACTGGAAGTTCGCGGGAGACGACCGCTGCCAGCGGATGATCAATCCGAAACCGAAGGAGATCGAGCAGCTGATGAAGTACAAGCTGGTAGGGTTCAACTGCCGGCGGTACGACAACCACATCCTGTACGCGCTGTACCTCGGCAAAAGCGTGGAGGAGATCTATGATATTTCCCAGGGCATTGTGAACGGAAGCAAGAACTGCACGTTCCGGGAAGCGTACAACGTGAGCTACACTGACGTATACGATTTCTGCTCCACGAAGCAGAGCCTGAAGAAATGGGAAATCGAATTGGGGATCCACCACCAGGAACTGGGGCTGCCGTGGGATCAGCCGGTTCCGCAGGAGAGATGGCTGCAGGTGGCTGAATACTGCGACAACGACGTTTTCGCCACGGAAGCGCTGTTCAACGCAAGGCAGGCTGACTGGACCGCGAGGCAGATCCTGGCGGACATCGCCGGCATGAGCGTGAACGACACGACCAACAGCCTGACCACGAAGATCATCTTCGGCGGTGATAAAACTCCGCAGGGGCAGTTTGAGTACAGGTTTATGGGAAAGCTTGACGGTGATCCAGGGCCGATACCCGATCTCGATGTGGATCTGGATTACACGGTATTCGACAGGAAGAATCGTCCGGTATTCCCCGGTTATACTTTTGACCGCGGTGTAAGCCTGTATCGCGGAGAGGAGGTAGGCGAAGGCGGCTATGTCTACGCCGAACCCGGAATCCACAGGAATGTTGCGCTGCTGGATATTGCCAGCATGCACCCGAGCAGTATCGTGGCCGAGGAACTGTTCGGGCCGGAATACACGACGCACTTCCGTGATATTCTGCAGGCCCGGATTTACATCAAGCACAAGGAGTACGACAAGGCGAAGGAGCTGTTCGGTGGAAAGCTGGCGCCCTACCTTGACGATCCTGCGCAGGCAAAAGCTCTGGCTGGAGCGCTGAAGATTGCGATCAACAGCGTGTACGGGCTGACGAGCGCCAAATTCGAAAACGCGTTCCGCGACGTCCGCAACATCGACAACATCGTTGCGAAGCGGGGCGCTTTATTTATGGTCAACCTGAAGCACGAGGTGCAGAACCGCGGTTTCACGGTGGCCCACATCAAGACGGACTCCATCAAGATTCCCGACGCGACGCCGGAGATCATTCAGTTCGTGAAGGATTACGGCAAATTGTACGGTTATACTTTCGAGCACGAAGCGACATACGATAGGATGTGTCTGGTCAACGACGCCGTGTACATCGCCAGATATTCCGAGGATGAATTCAACGAGCATCCAGGCGAATGGACGGCGACTGGCGCGCAGTTCCAGGTTCCTTTCGTATTCAAGACGCTGTTCAGCCACGAGCCGATCCGGTTCGCGGATCTGTGCGAGACGAAGAGCTGTACGACGGCGCTGTACCTGGACATGAACGAAGGGCTTCCTGACGTCAGCGGGCACGAGAAGGAGTACGCAAAAATTGCAAAGCGCATAAGGGATCTGCAGAAGGTTGACGGACCGGCGGAAGACATGGAAAAAGTATCGGCCGAGATTACGGACCTGAAGAAGGATCTCGATGTGCTGCGCGGATTGATTGCCGAAGGGCATAACTATGTCTTCATCGGCAAGGTTGGCCTGTTCGCCCCGGTGATAAACGGAAAGGGCGGCGGGCTTCTGATGCGAGAGAAGGACGGGAAGTATTACGCGGCAGGCGGAACGACAGGATACCGGTGGCTGGAGGCGGAGACGCTGCACGACCACCTGGAGGAATGTGTGGACCTTGGATATTTCGCGAAGCTGTGCGACGAGGCCGTCGATACGATCGGGCAGTACGGCGACTACTATGACTTCGTGGATATTTCAGGATGCTCTGGCAGCGGCCTGCCGTGGGAGCACCGTCCGATGTGCGAGGAGAGCAGTTATGAAAACTGCCTGGACTGTCCGCACTGGAGAATTCAGCTTGACAGCAACAACTTTGAAGAAATGTTCTGCTGTGACAAATTATGAAAGGGGAGTTAAACCATGGTAGCAGAAAATGTAAGGCTTGAGGACGTAACGATCGGGTATGGCGGATACCGCAACTTCAGCGGCGCCAAGACCCAGTACAACGCGGCGGGGAACAGGACGTTCTCCGTCTTTCTTCCGCAGTCGGTTGCGGAAGAGCTGGAGGACATCGGCTGGTATGTGAAGCACAAGCCCCCGTACCGTGAAGGCGATGAGCCGCAGAACCAGCTGGACGTGTCGCTGGCGTTCGGGCAGTATCCGCCTACGGTGATACTTATCAGTCACGACGGAACCAGGACGGTGCTGAATGAGGAGACTGTCGGCCTGCTGGACACCACGGATATTGAACGGGCAGACCTGGAGATCCGGCCGTACAACTGGGAAGTCAACGGCAGGACCGGCACAAAGGCGTACGTCAAAGAGCTGGTGGTCACGGCTAAGCCGCCCAGGCGCGCGCTCAACGCCCACATGGGCCATCGGGACGAAGAAGACTTCTGATGGTTGATCTGTATCCCCACCAGCGTGAAGCAGTCGCGAAGATGCACAACGGCTGCATCCTCGTCGGCAGCGTGGGGACAGGCAAAAGCCGTACGGCGCTTGCGTATTATGAAACGGGGGTCTGCAGGGGTTTCCTGCGGCCCCCTCTTTATATCATCACAACGGCGCGGAAGCGGGACACGAAGGACTGGGAGAAGGAGTGTGAGCCGTTTGGATTCGAACCGATCGTCGACAGCTGGAACAACATCAAAAAGTACGAAGAGGTTCGTGACGGGTTTTTTATATTCGACGAGCAGAGAGTCGTTGGAAAAGGCGTGTGGGTTAAAGCCTTCATCCGTATTAGTCGTCGAAACCAATGGATATTACTCAGTGCCACTCCGGGTGACACCTGGATGGATTACATCCCCGTTCTCATTGCCAACGGATACTATCGGAATCGGACGGATTTTGTCCGGAACCACGTGATCTATTCCCGGTTCAGCAAGTTCCCGAAGGTTGAGAAATACGTCAACACCGCGGAGCTGATGCGCTACCGCAGGGAGATCGTCGTGAACATGCCGTACGCGAAGAAGACGGTTCCCCATGACGAATGGGTGAATGTTCCTTTCGACAAGGACATGGTCCGGTTGATATTGACCACGCGGTACGACCCGTACAAGGACGAACCGATCCAGGACGCAGGCGGATTATGCTATGTCCTGCGCAGGGCGGTAAACAGCGATGAAAGGAGGATTGAAGCCGTAGAGCAGCTGCTGCAGGAGCATCCGCGGGCGGTGATATTCTACAACTTCAATTATGAACTTGACATGCTCAAGGAGATGGCGAAGCGCCTGGATATTCCGTGTACGGAATGGAACGGGCATAAGCATGAACCGATCTCCGAAGGCGAGACGTGGATTTACCTGGTGCAGTACGCCGCTGGAGCGGAAGGATGGAACTGCACCCAGACGGACACCATGATATTCTACAGCCTGAACTATTCCTACAAGTGCATGACGCAGAGTGCCGGCAGGATTGACCGGCTCAACACGCCGTTCACAGATCTGTACTATTACCATTTATATTCCAAGGCCGGAATAGACCTGGCGATCAGGCGGGCGGTCAACGAGAAGCGGGACTTCAACGTTAGCATGTTCGCTTCCCGGGCAAGCTGACCGGCTCGCAGAAAAAACATGCCCTCTTATAGAGAGGAAGGGAATGCGTCCTGGGGTAACGCCGGACTGAAGGTGTTTCAATGGACACAACCCTCCTTCTTTTTTGTCCTCGTATCCAGAAAGGAGGTTATGGATATTCTCGAGCGAAAGTTTCAGGCCCGGCTGATCCGGCGCATCCACGATGAGATGCCTGACGCTGTGGTGCTGAAAACGGACCCGAACTACATCCAGGGCTTTCCGGACTTATTGATATTAAGAGGGAAGCGCTGGGCGTCGCTTGAGGTCAAGAGAGAGGAGCATGCGCCGCACCGGCCCAACCAGGACTACTGGATTCAGAAGCTGAACAGGATGTCCTTCGCGCGGTTCATCTACCCTGAAAACGAGGAGGAGATACTACATGATATTCGACACGCACTCAGACCTGGAAGGGCAGCACGCCTTCCTGAGTCCAAGCCAGTATCACTGGATCAATTACACAAAGGATAAACTGGCGGACAGGTATCTGAAGGCACTTGCCGTTCAGCGGGGAACGGAGCTTCACGCGTTCGCGCATGACGCCATCCGGCTGAACCGCATGCAGCCTCGGAACAAGGACACGGTCAATATGTTCATCAACGACGCGATCGGATTTAAGATGGCGTCTGAACAGCCGCTGTTCTATGATTTTGTCTGTTTCGGAACGACAGACGCGATCTCTTACAAAAGGAATTTCCTTCGCATTCATGATTTGAAGACCGGCGAGACGGAAGCGCATATGGAGCAGCTCAGGATTTACGCGGCATTGTTCTGTCTGGACTATCAGGCCCGGGTCCGCGATCTTCGCAAAAAAGGCCTGTCCGATATGGATATTGCCGAGAGGTTTGACGTAAGCACCAAGGAGCTGCACTTTGACCCGCTGCAGATGAGCGGCATTGAACTGCGCATCTACCAGCTTGGGGAAATACGCGCTGAAACAGCGGATCCGCAGGAGATCCGCGATCTGATGGATATTATCGTATCCAGCGTCGAGGTCATCAAAAACGTAAAAGCGGAGGAGTGATGAGCCATGGATCAGGAATATGATATTCTCATGGATGATGTGTTCGCGGAAGAAGAAGATTTTCTTGAACATGTCGGCAGGAGCGTGCTGGAAGGCGCGCCGATTGGTTCGGGACGATACCGCTATGGCAGCGGTGATAGCGCGTACCAGCATGTGAAGAACTTCCAGACAACCGTGCGTACGCTGCGGAAGAAGGGCATGAGCGACAATGATATTGCCAAGTCCATGCAGATGAACACTTCCCAGTTCCGGGCGAAGATCATGCAGAACCGTGAGCAGGTTCACGCTTTTGAAGTCGCCAGGGCGAAGTATCTGAAGGAACAGCGCGGTATGAGCAACACAGCGATCGCTATGGCTCTCTATAAGGACTACAAGAAGGAGAGCACGGTCCGTAACCTTCTGAAAGAAGGCGCGAAACGGCGTGACAAGGTGTTCGAGGCCACGGCGAAAACCCTGAAGGACGAACTGGAAAAGCATACGATGCTGGACGTTGGTCCAGGCGCTGAATTGAATCTCGGTGTCAGCGAAACCCGTCTGAAGAACGTCCTGACCCAGCTGGAAAAGGAAGGATATACGGTTCACCGTAAGTTTGCCGTTGACCAGTACGGAAAGGCGACCAACCAGAAGACCACTATCAAAGTCCTGACCAAGGACAATATTTCGACCAAGGAAGTCTATGACCGGATGGATGAAATTGTGCCGGCAGGGCTTGATCACTTCAGTGATGACGGTGGATATTCGTATAAGGAAAGAAAGCCTCCCGAATCCATCTCCAGTGACCGGATTTATATTCGCTATGCCGAACAGGGCGGAACCGACAAGGATGGTGTAATCGAGATTCGTCGTGGACTGAAGGATGTGAATCTCGGTAATGCCAGCTATGCGCAGATACGTATGGCGGTGCATGATGCAAAGGATCCGGCTAAAGAAGGAAAAGATTATCTGAAGGGCATGTGCATGTACTCAGATGATATTCCGAAAGGGTACGACGTCGTGTTTAATACGAATAAACACGAAGGCACGCCAATGCTTAGCCATGGCGACAAAAATGCAAAAGCCGTCCTGAAAGCTATCAAGGATGATCCCGCAAACCCATTTGGCGCTAACATTCAGCCTGATGAGAAATTGATATTGGGTAGAAACCGCGACTGGACAGACGAAAACGGGGTAACACACCAGAACGCTGTCCGCATTGTAAATGAGGAAGGCACATGGAATAATTGGAGCAAGAACATCTCTGCACAGATGCTTTCAAAGCAGCCTCCTGCGCTTGCGAAGCGGCAGTTGGATCTGACATACGCCGCAAAGCGGGAACAGCTCAATGATATTCTGGCGCTGACGAATCCGACCGTTAAGAAGAAACTTTTACAGGACTTCGCGGATGGCTGCGATTCGGATGCGGTTCACTTAAAAGCATATGGATTTCCTGGACAGGCCGGCAAAGTGATATTGCCGGTCACTTCTTTACCTCCGAACCAGATTTATGCGCCTTCGTATAAGACTGGCGACGAGGTTGTGCTCATTAGATATCCTCATGCGAGCATAACGGAAATTCCAAGCCTTACAGTGAACAACAACCACAAGGAAGCCTCAAAGATATTAGGTCAGGCGATTGACGCTGTCGGTATCAGCCCGAAAGTTGCGCAGCAGCTGAGTGGCGCTGACTTTGACGGCGACACGGTTTATGTGATTCCGAATCCTCATGGGGATATTCAGCATAAGCCTCAATTCAAAGACCTTAAGGATTTTGACCCGAAGGAACAGTATCCTGGATATCCCGGCATGAAGGTCATAAGCCATGGCCATCAGCAGAAACAGATGGGTGTCGTCACAAATCTTATTACGGATATGACGATTGCTGGCGCTACATCCGATGAACTTGTCCGAGCAATTAAACATTCCATGGTTATCATTGATTCCGAGAAGCATAAGCTGGATTGGAAGCGTTCTGAGCAGGAAAATGATATTCGTGGGTTAATTGAAAAGTATCAGGTCAAAGCCGATGGATCTGTTGGCGGTGCTTCAACATTGATATCCCGGGCAAAGTCAAAGACCTACATTGACCAGCGCAGGTTTAAGGGCGTTGATCCAGAAACAGGCGAAAAGATATACGAATTTACGGGCAAAACCAACTGGCAGGGAAGGAAGATTCAGGAGAATTCCACACAGATGGCCGATACGAAGGATGCCCGTACATTGATATCCAAACACAATTCTCCTATTGAGCGTATCTATGCCAAGTACGCTAATCAGATGAAAGATATGGCGCTTGAAGCAAGACGCGCGGCAGAAGCCACCCCTAATCTGAAGTATGATCCTGCGGCGAGAAAATTATATTCAGCAGAGGTGGAGTCCCTGAACCGTAAATTGATAGAGGCCAAGCGGAATGCACCCCTTGAAAGGCAGGCATTGATATTGGCGAACGTTGCTGTAAAGCAGTATGTGTATGACAATCCTGCTTTACGCAGCGATCACGGCGCTTTGAAGAAGCTAAAAGGGCGTACTCTTAACGAGAAACGCCTTGTTACCGGCGCTTTGAAGCAACGTGTCAAGTTTACAGACAAAGAATGGGAAGCTATTCAGGCTGGCGCTGTCCACGACTCTTTCTTGCGTGATATTCTAAGGAATGCGGACTCTAAAGAGGTAAAACAGCGCTCAATGCCGCGTGAAACTAAGGCTATAAGCCCGGCAAGAAAGGCAAGAATTGAATCTATGCTCAGTATGGGCTATAAACAGTCGGATATTGCTGACATGATGGACATTCCGGTCAGCCAGGTTCAGACTGTTGCAATTGAATCGAGGTGAGATTGAATGGATTCCGTACAGGAAGCGATGCTCACGACGACTGACAACGAATGGGATCCGTTTGACAACTTCGCAGAGTGGTATTCAAGGGATCTTGAGCTCGCAAGACAGCAAAATCGTCGTTCTGCATCCGGTTATCTGGCCATTATTGCAGCCAATAGTGACGATGTGAGCGATAATGAGTTCAATCAGGTCATGAATGACGCTATTGATGAGATTGTTGAGCTTGATTTGTCTGGAACCTTCAAGAAAGTGACCAGAGAACCCAAAGAAACGTTCGTAGAAGCGTCATAATCACTGCATTTGGCGCCATAAGGGTACTCCTAGGTGCCGCTCCCGGGTATAATACCCGGCTAAAAGACCGGGGGGAGGGGTCGAAAAACCCGCATCCCCTTTTTCATCGCGCTGGTCTTCGAAAATTCTCCGGCGGTGATTTTTCCGGAAACAAAAGGACTCCCACCCAAGGGTAAGCTGGCCCGACAACCGGGCAAGACTAGCTGATTTTCCCAGCTGAGCCATATTTTCGCCCTTTTCGGTGGGAGCCTTTTTGTATTTTCCGGTTTGTGTCTCTTTGACCACAGCAGCGGCGGTCCCAAAAAGGTTCCGTGTTCATGTACGCCGGGTAGCGCATCGGCGTGGAACCGTCTCCTTTCGCTTTGTTTTATGCTGGGCCGCATATTTCAAGGTTTCTTCATGCCACACACCTCCTTATTCATATAAATGCGCCGGGATTGCCGCTGTTTTGGTCAGAGAGACACATGTTCATATTTTACAGAAAGGAGGCCCTTCTGTGTACGAAAGAAAAAGAAGGCCTCCCAAACGGAAGCCTGAAGACGAACTAGAGCCAGTTCCTGCGAGAACTGAACTTGAGGAAGAGAAACGAGCCGGCGGATACGCAATGGATCTCGCGATCAAACAGCTGCGGGAAGGCACTGCCTCTTCACAGATCATCGTGCATTTTCTCAAGATTAATTCTCAGAAGGAACAGGCAGAACTGGAGAAGACCCGGGAGGAGATCAAGCTTCTGAAAGCAAAGAAGAAAGCGATCGAAGCCGGAGAAGAACAGGACAAGAAGTATGAGGAAGTCATCAAGGCGATCAGTTCCTATGCTGGCAAGGACCAGGAATGGGAAACGATCGAAGAAGACTATCCGGAATACTGACAAGATGGACCCACAGGTCCTGATAAATATGAAGAATGAAAGCCCAGAGCGGGAGGTATATTTAAGAACTTATTCAGAGCTATCGATGCTGGAAACGATTGAAGAGCGGTTTCAGTATCTGCGGCTTAACGGCGAAGTGGGGGAAGAACTGTTCGGATACGCAAGGTATCTGAACCAGGAATTTTACCACGGACGGTTGTGGCGGGAAGCAAGGGATACGGTCATCATACGTGACCAGGGATATGACCTTGGCGTTCCAGGATGGAAGATTGTTGGAAACATTTACGTTCACCACATGAATCCGATTACACTGGAGATGATCCGGAACAACGATCCGATCCTGTATGATCCAGAGAACCTGATCAGTTGCTCCTACAGAACCCACCAGGCCATTACGCTTGGTAGCGAAGATCTACTGCCTAAACCTATTATTGTACGCAGACCGAACGACACGTGCCCATGGAGGAATTGAAGATGAACGGTTCTATTCTGGCGGACGTCCGGTCCGCATGCAATCTGGAAAGCACGGATTACGACTTTGACAAACAGCTGATTCCGCTGATCAATACCCAGATGATGATGGCTCGCCAGTTCGGCGTTGGCATGAGCGGTTTCAGGATCCACGGACCTGAGGAGATCTGGAGTGACTGGCTCGGCGAAGAGGGCGAGGATCTGCAGGCTATCAAGACATGGCTTGCTTACAGTGTTCTTCTGCTGTTCGACCCTCCAGATAACGGGACGGTGCTTAAGAGCTACCAGGATCAGATCGCCAAGATTGAATGGATGCTACGTGAGAAGTCCGAAGAGAAGGGGTACGTCAAGAAGTACGTTCCGGAGAAAGCTGACTTCTACGAAGACGATTGAAGCGCCATGGCATCTGTGGTATAATGCTTGAAAAAGCGGAAGGGAAGATCATTCATGACTTTCAAATGCCCGGACTGCGGAGCGTCCCTTACAGACGACAGCAAGTTCTGCAAATATTGCGGCGCCAAGATCGACGACGGTGTAAAGCGTATGGAGATCAAGATTGATAAGCGGGTAGAAGACGTTGCTGAGGTCAAACGCGCAAGCTATGAAGAGAAGGAAAGTCTGCTACGGCAGAAGAAGATGCAGCAGGAGCTTAACAAAGCAAAAGCGAAGCGAATCACGGCTTTGGCCGTTTTGGTCTTCTGCGTTTTATTCGTTGTATATGTAATCGCAACCAATAATGGGCGGCTGGCGCCATATGCCGCAATGTGTATTGTTGGCGGAATGGTGCTGATTGTATATGTTATTGCCTCTGTTATCAGGGGAAAATGGTAACAGACTATGGAATTCAAGCGAGTCGCTTATGGCGGCTCTTTTTTTTTATCAAAATTTCAGGAGAGGATGTCTATGACCACGTTTGACGGGTGGGAGACCCAACTCTATGGAGATGTGATTGCCCTGCCCGGGCAGCTCTCCGATGACGAGCTGATGCACTTCCGCACAAAGGGTTCGAAGAACGGTATCCGGCGCTACCAGACAGAGTCCGGGGAATGGACACCGCTTGGATTGAAGGAACGCAAAGCCAGGGAAGGCTGGGGACAGAAACGGGCTGAACGGAAGTCGGCAAAAGCAGAACGCAGAGCCGCTAAAGTTCAGCGAAAGATCGAGAAACGAGACGAACGCAAAGCCAGAGTTGCGGCTGCAAAGGAAGCTTTCGCCCAGCGAAGGGCCAAAAACAGCCTGAAGAACCTGTCTGACGAAGAGCTCCAGAAGCGCATTAACCGCGTTAAGAAGGAGATCGAGTACAAGGAACTGACAAAGAATCCGGTTGTAAAACTTGGCGAAAATCTTATCAAGTCCTATTTCGAGAACAAAGACAGGGCTCTCGAGCGTGAAATGAAGCGGGCGGATCTTATTGTCCGGCAGCAGGAAGCTCGGCAAAAGCTCCTTGCTTCGAAGGCTGCGCTGACACAGGCCAGGGGAAGCGTCATTGACAATCTTACTGGAGGAGCCAAGCGCAAACAAGCTAAGGCACAACTGATAAATGCCAAGGCGGACAAGACTGTTCGCGGTGCAATTCGTGGCGCGGTGAGCAACGTGATCAAGAAGGAAGGCGAACGGATCGTCGGTGAGATGGGCGATAAGTCCGCCGTGATGAAAGCCGGAAGGGCGGTCAAGAATGCTGTAAACAAGAACCGCGAAAACGTTGTAGAAACTCTGAAACGGGCTTATGCGCAGGATCATGATGCTATCGTCCGCAAGAAAAAGAAGAAAGAATCCCAGGTTATGAGTAATCTCAAAGGCTGACGAAAGGAGACGGCATAATGTTATCCAACACGGCGACACCGAAATATTATGCCGCCTTCAGGAATAAGGTCGAGAGCGGGGAACTGCCTGTCAACTACAAGATCCTGCAGCAGATGGACCGGGTTGAGAAGAAGATCGCAAGTCCGATGTACTTCTATGATCCGGCCCCGGTGGAAGGATTCATCAAATTCTGCGAGCGGGAACTGACACTGACCGACGGCAGTCCGATGCATGTGCTGGACAGCTTCCGGCTTTACGCGGAAGACCTGTTCGGCTGGTATTACTATGAAACACGGAGCTTCTACGAGCCTTACGACGACAGGCCCGGAGGAAGATACGTCAAAAAGAGACGGAAGCGTCGTCTGACGAACAAACAAGCGATCATAATGGGTCGTGGCGGGGCAAAGACGATGTACGCTTCGGCCGTGCAGGGTTACATGCTGGTTGTGGACCCGGAGACAACGCATCAATTTGCGGTGGCTTTTACAATGGACCAGGCTGAGGAGACGCTGGCCCCGTTAAAGACAGCGATCCTCAAACATCCAGGCCCTGTCTTCAGCTTTATGAGCGAGGGAAGTCTTCAGAACACCACGGGGAACCGTGCATTAAGGCCCAAGCTCTTCAGTTCGAAACGGGGCGTGGAGAACGCCATGACCGGAAGCCTGCTGGAAACGAAGCCCTGCTCGATTGACAAGCTGCAGGGATTTCGGACCAAGGGCAACACGCTGGATGAATGGCGAAGCACCGACATCCGGGAAAACCCGGTTGTGGCTCTGGAAGCAGGCGCGGCGAAGACCGGCGATTACATTATTCTGCTGGTCAGCTCGGAGGGAACCGTCCGTAACCGTATCGGCGACACGATCGGACAGGAGCTTGAGAACATCCTCAAGGGAGATCCGAATAATCCCGATCGGCTGGTCGCGCCGAACTGGAGTATCTGGTGGCATCAGCTGGACGACATCAAGGAAGTCGGGACGCCGGAGATGTGGATCAAGGCGAACCCGAACCTTGGGCAGACGGTCAGCTATGAGACCTATGCGCAGGATGTGGAGACGGCGGAACTGAACCCGACGCAGCGAAATGAGATCATTGCGAAGCGGTTCGGAATCCCGCTGGAGGGTACGACATATTTCTTCACTTACGAAGAGACCCTTCCACATCCGAAGCAGAGCTTCTGGCAGATGCCGTGCGCGCTTGGCGCCGATCTGAGCCAGGGCGACGACTTCTGCGCATTTACTTTCCTTTTCCCGCTCCGGAACGGAACCTTCGGGGTAAAGTGCCGGGCTTATATTTCCGAGCGGACGCAGATGAAACTAAGCAGTTCCGCGAGGGATAAATACAACGAGTTCGTGGATGAGGGCACGCTTATTGTGATGCCCGGAAGCGTACTGGACATGATGGCGGTATATGACGATCTGATCGAGCATATTACCGACTGCCAGTACGAAGTCCTGTGCCTCGGGTACGACCCGTACAATGCGGAGAAGTTCGTAGAACGATGGACACAGGAGAACGGAAACTTCGGGAATATTTTCAAGGTCCGGCAGGGGAAACGGACAGAAAGCGTACCGCTTGGCGAGCTGAAGCAGCTGGCTGAGGACCGGGCGCTTATTTTTGATGAGGAACTGATGGTCTACGCGATGGGCAACGCCCAGATCGAGAAGGACATCAACAATAACAAAATGCTGTGCAAACGGCGCAATGATGAAAAAATTGACCCGGTCAGTGCCATGATGGACGCTTATGTGGCGTACACAGGCTACAGGGACGGGTTTGAGTGAGGTGCTCACAATATGGAATTTACAAGCTGGAACCCGAAAGAGTTGTATCATTTTGGGACAAAAGGAATGAAGTGGGGGCAGCGAAGGTTCCAGAATCCAGACGGTAGCCTTACACCTCTTGGCGAGCAGCGATATGGAAAAAATGGAAAACGCGGATCAATCGGAAGGTCCATGGATCTTAACAAACTTGACCGCGAAAGAACCCTTGCTAAAAGTAAAGCTGATTATTATTCAGCAAGAGCATCGGATAGGATGAGTCGAAAAGTATATCGTGCTAATAAAAAGGGCTTGGCTGCTCCTGTTGCCGATGAGAAAACAAAAAAGTTTCAAGCAAAAGCTGACGAATATTCCAAGCTCGCCAAAAATAGCCAGAAAATGGTTGATAGAATAATTAAGAATTCGGCCGGGAAGAAAATGTCAATTCGTTCTAAAACCGTTGTTCGCGAAGGAATGAATGGACTAACTGCTGGAACTCATTACAGAGTTAAAAATGATGGAAAGGGAAATCGTGCTCATCTTCAACGAGATGCACAGAGAATGATCAATAATGCTTACAACGCTAAAGCACGAAGGGCTGCTATCTATGGAACAATGCTTGGGAAGCAGATTGCAACGAATCGACAAAATGGTATTTCCCGCTATGTCCATAATAATCAAGACACATTGCGAGAACAACGCTTAAGACGTCTTATGAAATACAATTATAGATAAGGCAGGTAACCGGCCTATGAATGTATTTGAAAGGTTCCGGGAGGCATGGAGCGTCTTCCGGGGGAGAGACCATCCCGTGAACATCACGCAGTTCACGCCGGGCTGGGGAACCAGTACGGTCACGTACCACGGAGGCTTCGGATCGGGGACCCGACCGGACCGATACAGAATGTCGGCCGGGAACGAGAAGTCGTTCGTAGCATCTGTGTACACGCGGATCGCGCTGGACGTAGCGGCCGTGGAAATGCACCACGCGAAAATCGACGACAACGAGAACTTCAAGGAAGCCATCGCGGGCGACCTGGAAGAATTCATGAATACCGAGGCGAACATCGACCAGACGAGTATGAACTACACGATCGACCTGGTGTTGAGCATGTTCGACGAAGGCGTCGTGGCGGAAGTGCCGGTGGTGTGCGAACGGAATTCGGACGGGTCATTCAAAAGCCTGGACGAAGTGCGCCTGGGCAAGATCACGGAATGGCGGCCTGACCAGGTCCGGGTTAACCTGTACAACCAGATTACCGGGAAGAAGGAAGAGGTTGTCGTCGGGAAACGGGAAGTCGCAATTGTCGAGAACCCGTTCTACGCCGTGATGAACGAACGGAACTCGCTGGCGAAGCGGCTGATGCGCAAGCTTGCGATCCTGGACGTGGTGGACGACAAGAACGGAAGCGACAAGCTGAACATGATCATCCAGCTGCCGTACGTCGTAAGGACTGACGCGCAGCGGACCACCGCCAGGAACCGGCTGAAGGAAATGCAGGAACAGCTGACGGAGAGTAATCTCGGCGTTACCTATGTGGACGGTACCGAGAAGATCATCCAGCTGAATAAGCCGCTGGAGAACAATCTGCAGGGGCAGATCGAATGGCTGACAAAGCTGTTCTTCAGCCAGCTTTACATTAACGAAGACATCCTTACCGGCACAGCAGACGAAAAGACGATGACCAACTATATGAACCGTACGGTGGCCACCGTTCTTGAAGCGATCTGTGCCGAGCGGAAACGGAAATTCCTTACGAAGGAACAGCGCAAGCGGGGCGAGTCCATTGTGTATCTGCAGGATCCGTTCCGTCTGATCCCCGTGACGCAGATTGCCGAGATCGGAGACAAGATGACACGAAATGCCATCCTGAGTCCCAACGAGGTTCGTGGAATGATCGGATACAAACCGAGCGATGATCCTGCGAGCGACCAGTTGGTGAACAGGAACATGCCGTATGATCAGACTCCTGGCGCGGCAGAAGCGGACGGCGAGGCGCCTCCAGAGGAAGTTCCACCTGAAATGCAGCAAACCGCTGTTCCGCCGACCATGAATCGCGCGCAGAGACGCCGAATGGAACGCGAGAAGGCAAAGAGCCTAAGCGGTTAACCGGAATACGGCCATGCGGCCGTTTTTTTGTTCAAAATTGCAGAGGAGGAAAACCCTATGGCGAAACGTAAACCGGATTTCTCCGGATGGGCGACAAAGTACAACATCAAGTGTTCTGATGGCCGCACGATTCTGCCGGGTGCTTTCTCAGATATGGACGGCAAGAAGGTCCCGATCGTATTCGGGCATATTCACGACGACCCGGACATGGTGCTGGGCCACGCGTACCTTTTCAGCCGTCCCGAAGGTATCTGGACAGAAGGGTATTTCAACGGAAACCCCAAGGCGAAGAGCACGATGGGCGCTCTTCAGAACGGGGATCTCGACGGCCTGAGCATCTACGCCAATGAGCTGAAGCATGTGAACGGCCGGCAGGTCCAGCACGGGAATATTCGCGAGCTGAGCGTGGTTCTCGCAGGCGCCAACAAGGGCGCCACCATCGAGAACGTGCTGCTGGCCCACGGCGATCTGATTGATGAGCTGGACGACGAAGCAATCATCTACGGCGACGATGCGCCGCTGTGGCATGACGAAGACACCTCCAAAAAGCTGAAGAAAGCGGCGGAGGAGGAAGACGAGGAAGAAGAGGAAGAGTCTGAAGAAGACAAAGCCGAAGATTCCGACGACGCTGAAGAAGGCGAAGAGGAGGACGAAGACATGACTGATGAAAAGAAGAAGACCCTGAAGCACTCCGAAGAGGAAGAAGGGGAAGAGGACGGCCGCACCGTCCAGGACATCTGGGATTCCATGACTGAAGAGCAGAAGAACGTCTGCTACTACATGATCGGCGAAGCGATGAACGGCGGCGCCGACGACGATGATGACGAAGACGGCGACGAAGCCGAACATTCCGAAGAGGAGGACGAAGACGATATGAAAACCAATGTATTTGACCGGAACAGCACTCCCGCTCCCGAAGACATCCTGAGCCACGCCGATCAGGCGAAGATCATTGAACGCGGCGTGAAACTGGGCTCCATGAAGGCCGCCTGGGAAGAAGCCCTGGAAACCAATGAGACACTGAGCCACGATGTGTTCAACGATGACGGAACCAAGCAGACCTACGGCATCGCGAACATCGATTACCTGTTCCCGGATTACTATGAACTGAACGACCGGCCTGATTTCATCCGCCGGCCCGACGACTGGGTCAACGTGGTCCTGAACGGCGTATATAAGACCCCCAAAGCCCGCCTGCGCACGACCCATGCGAACATCACCATGGACGAAGCCCGCGCGAAGGGATACGTGAAGGGTAACCGTAAGGAAGAAGAAGTATTCAACCTGCTCCGCCGGACCGTGGATCCCCAGACCATCTACAAGAAACAGAAGTTCGACCGGGATGACATCATCGACATCGATGACTTCGACGTGATCGCCTGGGTCAAGGTCGAGATGAGGGACATGCTGAACGAGGAAATCGCCCGCGCGATCCTGCTTGGCGACGGCCGCCAGGTGTCCGATCCCGACAAGATCTTTGAGAACCACATCAAGCCCATCGTGAACGATGACGACCTGTACGCTGTGAAGGTGGCTGTCACCGCCGGCCAGACTGCCGACATCACCGCCAAGAACGCGATCCGCGCTATGATCAAGAACCGTAAGTTCTACAAGGGCTCCGGCAACATTATCTTCTTCACCAGCGAAGACTGGCTGAGCGAGTGGCTCCTGCTCGAAGACAACTTCGGCCATGAGCTGTACAAGGACGCTACCGAACTGGCGAAGAAGCTGCGCGTGAACCGGATCGTGACCGTGCCCTTCATTGAAGACATGACCGGCCTGATCGGTATCGCGGTTGACCTGAAGGACTACGCCACGGGCACCAACCGCCGCGGCCAGGTCGAATTCTTCGACGATTTCGACATCGACTTCAACCAGTACAAGTACCTGATTGAAACCCGCCTGAGCGGCATGCTACGCAAGCCCTACAGTGCGATGATCCTTTCCACCAGCGGCGCTCCGACCTATACGGAAGCTGAGCCCGTAGGAACCGAGAATCCCAAGAATGAGGGCTGGTACGAGCTGGAAGGCACCGTGTACCGCAAGAGCGCCGACACCACTGTGATCGCCGGCAAGACCTACTACGAGCGGACAGTGTCCTGATTTAATCAAAATGAGGGAGGTTCTTCTCCATGGCAAGATTCCACGGGAAGGTCGGGTTTCTGATCCCGATTGACAACCAGGAAACCGGCATTGCTGAGGATCGGGTCGTGGAGAAGACCTACTTCGGCAGAGTTGAGGAGCACAGCCGCAGATGGCAAAGCTCCGATATGGTCACAGATGACCTGCAGCTCGGCAACCGGATCGCGATTGTCGCGAACGATTTCGCGTACAGGTTCGCCTCGGCGATCTGCTACTGCGAATGGATGGGCGGGCTGTGGAAAGTTGACGGAATCCGGGTAAGACGCCCGGAGATCATTCTCACGCTGGGAGGTGTCTACAATGGCGAAAGACCGGCTGGACCTTCAGTCTGCGCTGCTGGAACTGGCGCCTAAGGCGTGGTACAAGAGACCTCCGGACAACCGGATGACGTATCCGTGTTTTGTGTACCGTCCGAGCAGGCCGGATACAAAACGTGCGGACAACCGGCTGTACTCGTACACGCCGTGCTACAACGTCATCTACATCACAAAGGATCCCGACGACAACATCACAAAGCAGATGCTGGAGAAATTTGAGCACTGCGGATGGGACCGCGAATACCAGAACGACGGTCTTTATCATTATTCCTACACACTTTACTGGTAACGACTTTTTATACAGGAGGACATAAATATGCCAGTTACTTACAAACTGACCTGGGATGATACCGGCACACGGTGGTTTGGCTCCGGCGTGAGCAAGGGCGTTCTTTACCCGATGGAATCCGACGGCACCTACGGCGACGGCGTGGCCTGGAACGGCCTGACCGGCGTTGACGAAAACCCTGAAGGCGGCGACACCACGGACCTGTGGGCCGACAACATTAAGTATGCCAGTTTCCGTAACCCGGAAAACTATGGCGGCAACATCAAAGCCTATACCTATCCGGACGAGTTCCTGCCCTGCGACGGTATGACGAACGTCGGCGGCGTCGTGTTCGGCGGACAGAAAAGGCAGCCTTTCGGCCTGTGCTACCGGACTGAAGTTGACAACGATATCGGCTCCGGCGGATACATCCTTCACCTGGTCTACAACTGCACGGTTTCCCCGAGCAGCAAGAGCCACGCGACCAAGAACGAGAACCCGGACGCGGAAGAGATGAGCTGGGACTACAAGTCCACGCCCGTCAACGTCACCGGCGTCACCGGCGTTGAGACGACCAGTACGATTGAGCTGGACAGCCGTCTGCTGAGCGCCGCCAAGATGGAAGCGATCGAGACCATCCTGTACGGCGCCGGAAACACCGAAGCCACGCTCCCGGATCCCGGCACGGTGTATTCCACGATCGCCGCGGTTACCTGATCCAATAATTTATAAGCAGCGGAGCAGAGATTCTTTACGAGTTTCTGCTCCGCTTTGTCCTCTTATTTTTGAAAGGCGGTGAGCGTATGTACAGCGCTGCTTATGTGACCGAGAAGATCAACGGCTGGATTGCCGAAGGCCTGAGCAAGGCGGAAATTATTCAAAATGCGAGTGAAATCTGCATCGGGTGGCCTTATGTGTTCGGAGCAGTCGGCGAACTGTGCACGCCGTCCACCCGGAAAAAATACTACAACAACTACACTACAAGGAATCCGGCTGAAGCCGAGCAGATCAAGAAGAAATGCTATGTGCTCAGCGGAAGGTCCTCCTGCAACGGCTGTCCTTACTATCCTGCCGGGGCCAATGTGCGATGCTTTGACTGCCGGGGATTCACAAGGTGGATGTTCGGCAAAGTCGGCATCACGATCAAAGGAGCTGGCGCCACCTCGCAGTGGAATGACGCCAACAACTGGATCGTGAAAGGCGCCATCGCCGACATTCCGAAGGACGCCGTATGCTGTGTGTTCATGCAGAACGGAACCAAGATGAGCCATACCGGCATCCATGTCGGAAACGGAAGGATCATTCACTGCAGCGGAACCGTAAAAGCCGGCAAGACGACCGACAGGGGCTGGACACATTACGCAATTCCGAAAGGAATGGAGGGAACCTACGTGCCAAGCGAAACAAAACCGTCGACCACTTTGCCGACGCTCCGGAAAGGCAGCAAAGGCGAATATGCCACGCTGCTTCAGACCAAGCTGATCATGCTGGGCTACGATCTCGGCAGATACGGCGCCGACGGTGACTTCGGAACCAAAACCCTGGAAGCCGTAAAGAAATTCCAGAAGGACCGCGGTCTGACCGTCGACGGAATCGTCGGGCCCGCCACCTGGAACGCCCTGGAGAGCGGCGCTGCCGCTCCGGAAACCTACACTGTGCGGATACCGCACCTGCGCAAATCTGACGCAGACGAACTCGCCGCCAGATACGATGGCGCAACAATCGAAAAAGAATAAAACGGGTCTTACAGAAAGGAGACGCAAAACATGTTTAACCGCGAATTCACTTTTACCGACTATAACGGTAATGAAAAGAAAGCCACCTACTGGTTCAGCCTGGAAAAGGATGAGATGCTCCGGATGGAGCTGGGCAATTACGGCGGCCTGGAGCATACGATGAAGAAGCTGATGAAGGAAGAGCGCCCGGACAAGGTGCTGGACATCCTGGAGAGCATCGTTCTCACTGCCGTTGGCGAGATCAGCCCGGACGGCAGCAGCTTCTACAAGAACGAAAAGATCCGCGAAGCCTTCCGCCAGACAAAGGTCTGCCATGACCTGCTGTTTGAGCTGATGAGCGACGAGAACGCCCTGCAGAAGTTCATCATGGGTGCGATTCCCGCGGAGCTTGCCCAGAAGATGGCTGAAATTAAGGAAGAAAACGACGAAGGGAAAGTCGTGGCGATGCCTCAGAACGGGGCTGGTGCGAATGCTAACCATTGACATCCCTTCTGCAAGATATGAACTGCCCGGAAGCTGGGACGGGAAAAGCAAAAAGCTGATTACCGTCCCGCCCATTCATCTCGAACTGGAGCACAGCCTGCTTTCCATATCAAAATGGGAGGCAAGGTGGAAGATTCCGTTCGTGGAGAACAGGGCGATGACGACGGAGCAGTTCCTGGACTACTGCCGGTGCATGACAATTAATCGGCAGAAGGATCCGACTGTGTACAAATTCATCCGACAGATCGACGCTGACAGGATCGGCGAGTATATGGAAGACAGCATGACCGCCCGGATTCAGCATAAAAGCCAGAAACCGGGCAGGTCCCGCCGGATTATGACCAGCGAATACTTCTACTTTCTCATGATTCAGTACGGGATACCGTTTGAGTGCGAAAAGTGGCATTTCAACCGGCTGATCGCGCTGATCGACTGCTGCCAGGCAAACAACAGCAGCGGCGAGAAGTTCGGAAGTTACCGTGACAGGCAGAAATTTTACCAGTCCCTGAATGAACAGCGGCGAAAGGCGCTTGGCTCGAAGGGATAAAAGGAGCAATCGGCATGGCGAGAGTGATCAGCGTTCATACGTCGGGGGACTTTCATAAGGCCGAAGGCCTGCTGCATAACATCATCCAGGCCAAGTACCGCCATAAGCTGGACCATTACGGGCAGCTCGGCGTTCTGGCGCTGAAGGAAGCGACGCCGAAGGACAGCGGCCTGACGGCGGACAGCTGGACTTATGAAATCGCCCAGGAAGGCGAGAGGCTTGGCCTTTACTGGAAGAACACCAACCGGAACGACGGTGTACTGATCGCCGTTCTGCTTCAGTACGGCCATGGAACAAGAACCGGCGGCTGGGTTGAAGGAGTCGACTACATTAATCCGGCCCTCAGGCCGATCTTTGAAGAAATGGCGAACGAAGTGTGGAAGGAGGTTATCGGATGAGCCGGGAAATTGACGAGCGGATTGTCGCGATGTATTTCGACAACCGCAATTTCGAGAAAGGGGCCCAGCAGACCATTCAGACGCTCGATGAGCTGAAGAAGGGCATGAATTTCGAAGGGCTCAGCAAGGGAAGCAAATCCTTTACTGATCTGAGCAAGAAACTGAATCTCGAGAAAGTGCAGAAAGGCGCCGAGAAACTGAAGACCACCTTCGGCGGCGTCGGAGACGCGATCAAAAAGGCTTTTAATCTTGGCCCGATCGATAACGTTTTCCATGCGCTTGACAACTTCAAGAATAAATATTTCGACCGGGTTATCGGATTCGACATCGCGCAGAAACTGGCGTCGAGCCTTGAAAACACATTCAGGAATCTGACTATTGCCCCGATCAGCGCAGGTTGGAACCAGTATGAGAACACGATGGATTCTATAAAGACAATCATGAGCTCTACCGGGGAAAGCATCGATACGGTAAAAGGAAAACTTGCAGAATTAACCACGTATGCTAACAAGACTATATATAGTCTAAACGACATGACAAGCGGCATAGGCCAATTTACGAATAATGGAGTTAAGTTAGATGACGCAACCAATTCCATGATTGGTCTTGCGAACGCCGCGGCTGATGCGGGCCAGGGAGCGGCGCAAGCTTCCATGGCTATTTACAATGTTAGCCAGGCTATCGGTGTCGGTAAGATGCTGAGCATTGACTGGAAGAGCATTGAAAACGCAAGAATGGCCACGCCAAGACTCAAGCAAACTTTGATCGATGCTGCAGTAGCGGCAGGAACACTTAATAAAACCCTTGTTAAAAATGCAAAAACCGGAAAAGAAGAAGTCCAGTATTGGACAAAAACCGAAAAAGGTGCAAAAGCGGCGCAAGTAACTGTTGACGGATTTAGAGATTCTTTGAGCGAAGGATGGCTCACGAAAGATGCCTTAGTGAACACCTTTGCTATTTATTCCGGGCAACTAAATGCCACAGAGATTGCTGCTCTTGGCTTTTCTAGAGAAGAAGCGGAGCGTTTGGCCAAGATCGGTGAAGAAGCAATGAAGGCCGCGCAGGAAGTCCGCACCTTCAGCAAGATGATGGACGCCCTAAGAGAAGGCGTACAGAGCACCTGGGCAACCAGCTTTGAGTACATCTTCGGCGACATGCAGGAAGGCACAAACCTCTGGACAAAGCTGAACAAGCTGATCGAGGATACGCTGAACAAGGGTGCTGAAAACCGGAATAACATCCTGATGTCCTGGCGTGGAATGGCCAAGGATGAGAACGGAAACGTCCGTAACATCCAGAAGATGTACGATGCTGAAATGGAACTTGCCAAGAAGGTTCTTGAAGACCGGAAGGCTTCAATTCATGATACGCCGTACACCGTAAACGGACAGAAAGCGACAGAGGAAGAAATCGCAGCCGCTCAGAAGGCCGCAGCTGAAGCAATACGGAAAGCTGAGGAGAAATACGCCGAGACGGTTGACAAGATCAACAAAAAGTTTGAAAAGTACGGAGATCCGTCTACATGGGTGGATTACCGTGACGTAGCGATAAACGCGCTGCTCGGCGTGGAAGACGCGGAAGGAAACCTGATCAAAAGAGGTCTTTTCCAGGACATCCAGGAGATCGCGAAGACGGTAAAAGACGCTTTCTCGGACGTGTTTGGCGTATTTGACGACCAGTCACTGATCAACATCACAAAAGGTCTGAGTGAATTCGCCGATAAGTTCACAGCATGGCTCGGCGACGCCAGTGATTCAGAAAGCCGGCTGTCCAAGATTCGGAGCGGACTTACCGGCGTGTTCAATGCCCTCAAAATCGGATATGAAATCTTTAAATCGCTCGTAAGCGTCGGACTCGAAGCGGTTAAGCCGCTGATTGATCCGCTGCTGAATCTGTTCAGCAAGTTCGGAAAATGGCTGAATCTGAAGGACGCAAAGAACCTCAGTGACATTATCAAGACACTGAGCGACCGTTTCGATAAACTGTGGAAGAAACTGACCACTCTCGGGTGGAGCGGCATCTTTGATAAGATCGGTAACTGGTTGAAAGAACTTGCACAAAAAGTACGGGACAGTATTAGCACATGGTTGACTGAAAACGGACTCGGCGGGGTTGTCGATTGGTTTGTCCAGTTGGGGGATTCCATAAAAACAGGATTTCACAAAGCAAAAGAAGTTTTGGACAGACTTGGCATTTCCGGATTCTTTCAAAGTTTATATGATTCTATAGCTTCTGTATTTAAGGGTAAATCGTTGAAAGATTTCCTGCCTAAGGATTATAGCGGAAACGTTGATCTTGGGAATCGTCCTAAAGTATCTATCGAGATGGTCGCTAAAGCTGGATGGGTTGATGAAGATGGAAATCCTCTTGGCGGAGATTATGCGACAGTTCTCACTAATACTTTTTCTGTTGGTGACAGGTCCAAAGGATTCGACTTCGAATACAAGGAAAACGCCGTTATCAACATCACTCCTATACTTCCGGACGGAAAAGTGTTGTCCCCGGCAGAATTGGAAGAGTACCTGTACGGTCTTACTGAGGAAGCCAATAAGACCGGAAAATCCATCAAAGAGCTTGACGCTGAAAAACTTGGGCTTCTTTTGAGTTATGATGTTGTCCCAGAAGGAATGAGTTTGGATGAAGCTTATGAAATTGCCGGAAAATGGGCAGAAGAGCTTCATAAAATGCAGGAAGAATGGGATAAAGCCGGACGAAAGGAAACAAAGGCTCCTATTGTTACATTTCTTGAAAATGTAGCTTCTGAAATCAGCCGAATCTGGGGGATTGTTGAAAACTGGGAAGGCTGGAACGCTATAGGCAAATTTTTCGGTGACATATGGGGATGGATTGCTGAAAAAGCAGGCGTTGTTATTAACTGGTTTACCACGCAGGATGATACGGGCAAAACCGGTTTCGTCTCCTTTATCGAAAATGTAG